CGCCCCATGCTCCGCCGTGGGGTGCGACGCGGACAGTCTCACCGCCGGCGGTCCGCCACTCGATACCCGTGGACAGCTCCAGGATGGCGGCGAGGCGTTTCGCGGACCGCGTGGCGTTCTGGGCCTGCTGGGCGAGCTGCTGATTGGTGGCCACGCACACCCCCGGGCACGCAAAAGGCCCGATCCGAAGACCGGGCCTCTCGACAAAAGTTCGACTAGAACACATCCTAGCGGAACTGATTGGTTGTGCGCAACCTAACCAGTTACACGCCCCTCACGCTGTCGAATCGCCTCGCCCACGACCTCCGCGACACGAGCACCAATCAGCCCTCGGAAGGACTCCCCGGACGGATCGGGCGCTGACACGTCGAACACCTCAGCGACCAGAGGCGTCGTCTCGGAGCCAAGTCCGGAGTCGACCGCCACGGAGATCTTCGAGTCCCCGGGGCCGGGGGCGATGTTGATGTTGTAGAGGCGGGCGTTGCGCCCGTTGGCGTCGGCGAACTCAGCCGATCCGGTCATGTAGTCCTGGCCGTAGGTGTTGCGGTTGCCGGGGCCGTCGTGGTCGAACGGGTACATCTGGATGTCGAGGCCGGATGCTTCGAGCGCGGTCGCGGCTTCCAGGATGGCGTGAGCTTGTCGCAGGCGCATTGGGCATCCCTTCAGTTGGCGCGGTCAGTGTCGTCGTCCCTGAGCAGGCCGCTCGGACGGATGTCCTCCACCAGCCTCAGGAGGGCTCTTGCGACGGCGTCCGGGTTGGCGCCTTTTGCCCCGCCGCGACGCTCGTAGTCACGGATCGCGGAGTGCGGGAACCCTGGGCGTGGGGTCCCGTTTCGGTCGACCATCGGGCTCACGTCGGACACTTTGGCGATCTCCCGGGCCATGGTCTGGAGGACCGGGTCGTGGATGAGGGAGGGGTAGTCGTCGAAGTCCTTGGCCTGTTCGTCAACTGCGGAACTGGTCTTCTTCTTGCGCCAGAACATGGGGGTCTCCTTGGTTCGTGCTGATCAGGGTAGGGGAGGGGCCGCCCGTGAGGGCAGCCCCCGGGTTCACCTCTCGTCTCCCTCCCCCTGCCTGATGAGCTCTCCCCACCTGCCGTCGTTGATCTCGCACTCCAACTGGCTCAGCGTGTGCGACTCCGGGATGCGCGCTTCCCCGATGACGACCCTTCGGCGGTCGATGACCTTCAGCGTCCCCAACCACGAGTACGAGACCGCGTCCACGCCCCTTGCCTGAAGCGCCCCCACCACCCACAGGCCCACCGGGCTGCACCGGTCCGACATGCGCTGCCCCACAATCCCGTCCGCGTCGATCAGCCCTGCGAGCTGCGTCGTGGTCAGCCAACCCGCCTGCCCGAGGACGTCGTCCAGGTGCGCGTTCACATCCGCACGCCCCAGCCGTGGGGGAGCGAGCGCGATAGTGTCGATCATGGATCCTTCTTCCCAACCGGTTGAGGTTTCGAGGCCCGGCCGGAGGTGGTGCTCCTGCCGGGCCGCTTTCACTTTCGGTCGTAGTCGAACCCGAAGGTGCTCACGCTCTTGGTGAAGGTCACCAGCGGCATCACCTCGATGTCGGCCTTGGTGGCGACACCGACGGGCTCTGGGCTGTCCCCCTCTCCCGCGCCGTAGTTCCTCACGATCTCGAACCCGTACAGGGCGCCATCGGGGGTGCGGAACGCGAGCAGTTCGTAGGACTGGTAGTCGTCGTGGCGCACGTGCTCCGTGCCGACGACCGTGTACCCCTGCGTGTCACCCGCGCGGTAGCCGCTGGTTGCCACGAGGGCTTCCGCGAGGCTTCCGGGAATCGTCTTCATGCCGTTCTCCTTCGTTGTCATGCGCTTGCGTGCGCCAGGTAGCGCCGGTACGCCTCGTAGCTGATCCGCCCCGCGTCGACGTCGAGCATGTGCGCCCCGCAGATCGGCCCGTCGTCACACAGCGCCCCGCACTCGTCGGGGTAGCCGAGCCTGGTCACCTCCACCACGCACGTCGTCTCCACGTCCGGCACCTCCTCCTGGAGGTAGTAGCGGTCCTCGATGAGCGTCATAGGGGGCTCCTCAGGCGTTGCGGCGAGTCTTGATGTCACCAAGAAGAAGCTCTTCGAGGTATTCGGCGTGCATGTCGTCGATCTCTTCGGGGGCCTGCGGGTCCATGGGGTCTCCTAGGCGGCGAGTGCGAGCAGTTCGGCGCGGGCGGCCTTGTACGTGTCCTTGCGGGGCTTGTAGTCGACGAGCCCGCCCATGACCTGTCCGAGGGTGTACCGGGTGCAGGCGCGTCGGATCCCGTCCTTCCGGACGAACCCATCGATGCCCCCGCTGATGCGCTTCCTCAGCGTCGCCGCCATCCCGGTCGCGGTCGCCTCGTCGACTCCGAGGGCCCGCAGGTGGCCGGCGACGGTCTTCAGTCCGGCCCGGTGTGCGTTGTGGGCTGCGGTGCGGGTGGCGACGTCGGCCTGGCACTGGAGGCGACGCATGTGGCGCTTGATCCGGGCTTCGGCGATGGTGGGGCGCATGGGATCCTCCTAGAACCTTGCCCTGCTGACATTGACAAGGTTAGCCAAACTCGGGGAACCTTGTCAATGTGAAGCTGCCAAGTTCTGATCAGAGAGGACACGACATGCCGACGCTAGACTTTGTCCACATCACGCGGACAACGAGACGAGCCATGGCAGACCCCGAAGCCGAGTACTGGACCATCCCCGACATCGCTGAACAGTGGGGAGTCAGCCCGCAGACCATCCGCTCCTACCGCTCGCGGGGACGCGGGGAGCTTCCGGCGGAGGACAAGATGTTCGGGCGAACCCCCGCATGGAAGCCGCAGACCATCCTGGAATTCCAGCGCCCCGGCAAGGGCGCCCGCACCGACCTGAAGTAGATGAAGCCCTCGCCGACATGGCGGGGGCTTCGGTCATCCCCGTTTCATCTGCCGCCACGTGCGGGTGTCGTCCTCGCGCTCTGGCATCCGCAGCCCTTCGGCGCCTCGTGGCACCGCCGCGTAGGACTGCCCCTCCAGGAGCTCCACGTCGCCCCTCGGTACGTCTGTGACCGCCCACCGCCACTGGTACGGCTCACTGATCCCAGGCCGCACCTGGTACTGCTCAGCCCACCCGATGCGGGCCATGTCGGACCCCACCCACTCCAGGACGTAGGCGTACAGCCGCACGCCATCGACGGTGGCGCGGACCCTCGGCGGAACGCGGTGAGTGGGCGCGGGCATCAGTCGTCGAGGTCGATGTCGAGCAGGTCCGCGATCTCGTGCGCGCCCTCGGGTCCGACCTCGGCGAGGAGCTGCGCGAGCCACGTCTGGTCGTCCGGGGTCAGGGGTTCATCCATGCAGGTGGTGTACCCCGCTGACCGATCTCGGCCACCTCGTCCACAGGTCGTATCCGGCTGGGAGGATCACAGCATGAGCGACGTGGTGCAGGTGCGACTGGTCGGCGGCCCGATGGACGGGACCGTGCAGGACGTGGAACGGACGTCCGTGTACGAGGACCCGGATCCGGGCACGTACCTGATCCCCGACTCGGACCTGAAAGCGCCCGCGGATCTCCCGGGCGGGCGCGTCGTGTACGGAGCCGCGCCCGGCGAGGACCCCACCGTGTGGCACTGGCAGGGCTGGGCACCGTAGACGCCATCCCCGCACGCGCGGGGAGCATGTCACCGGCAGTCGCAGCCGCCCTTGAGTCCGCACGTCTCGCACGGGGCCTTCGGGTCCACCGGCTCGCCTTGACCCCGACCTCCCGGGAGCTGCCGCCTCTTCGCCGCGGCTCGCCGCTTCGATGCCTTCGACCAGCCAGTCGGGGGCGTCGGCTTCTCAGGCGTGGCCGCCATCTGTCCTCCTAAGGGCTCTTTCGAGGGGGGCCTGGAATGAGTGAGGGCCGCCCCCAGGGGAGCGGCCCTTCTGTGGGGGCACGTCACCGGTCGTCCGAGGTCTCCAGTCCCGGACGGCCGTCATCCAGCCGAATCCCTCACGAATGCAGCACGCCCTATCGGGCATTACTACACGACCGTAAATGATACTACGAAAGTCGTTGCGCTCATCCATACCTGTACCCACCGGCCAGAATTCCAAAGCTACCGAACGACATTAGCAACAGGTCGAACATGATCGAACACTACCGAACAGTATAGAACTCAGGACGGGCCAAAAGGTGCGCACATGGAGATCCATCACTTACATCACATGACACCCCAGGCCTGGGCATTTCTCCAACATCCCAGTGGGCAGCACGCTCAGGATGAGGTAATTTCCTCGCATCGGCACTCCAAGTCACGTCCCTGCCTGACCGCGACGTCTCCAACGTCTAGGTGTGGTCTGCGCACAAAAGGGCCTTGTGGCCATCCAGCCGACTAAGAATCCTTCTCGTGAAAGGTCATCCGTGACCGCTCATCTTTCTTTGGATTCCCTGACGGGTCGAATCCTCATCATGATCATCGTCGTGGGGGTCGCTTGCGCCCTCCACCTTCAGGGCCACGACCTCGCCATGTCGGTGCTGCTCGCCACGGTTGTCCTTGGCGCCGCAGCTGACGTCGCGTCTCGGGTGAGTCCTCGGGAGGCGAAGTGATCGGCGAAGCTTCTGGTCCCCGGTACATCGTCAAGTCCGATGCGGAGCCCCGAAGCGTCCGCGCCGACGCCGACGGCACCTTGTGGGGGGAGGTCCCCGTAATCCTCGTCCAGGGCCCATTCGGCTCTGACGAGACACCCCAGGTCTGGTCTGCAAGTGAAAGGCGCTTCGTGTCAGCCAAGTTCGCACCGGAAGTTCCCGACGACCTGCCCGGGGCCGGGATGAAACCAGACCCGCTCAAAGCGAAGAGTGTCCCCGAGTTCATCGAACTGATGGGCAAGTACCGGCGGTGGGCGGGGTCACCGTCGTATCGAGTGATGGCGAACCGCGTGGGAGTCAGGTCGTCGTCGCGCTTCTGTGAAGCTCTCAAGTCTGACCGCCTTCCGACGTTTGCCCTGCTCAACGCTTTTGTGGTCTCCCTGGAAGGCACCTCCGCTGATTTCCAGCGATGGGCTGCCGCCTGGCGGGCTTTGGAGGGGCAGACTCCAGTTGGTCCTCGTCGACTGCCGCTGGCGGAGGAGGCAGAGTAGGTCCTGGAAAACCCCCGCCCACTTGGATCAGTGGGCGGGGGTCGGGCCCGCTTGTCTCTTCCCCGCGAACCCTCCCCGGGGAGCCACCCCGGGTCCACCGCGCGCTATGCCCCTCGGGGCTCGCGCGGAGGTCTAGTGGTGGGGGCGCCGACCTCACGAACGCTCGGCGCCCCCGCCCGACATCTGGTCGGGCTCGTCGCATCCCCTCGCAAGGTGGCGACGCTGGCCCCGCGCGCAACAAGGGGACGGTGCGCGCGGGAAGCTCATGAGCCCGCAGGCACAGGAGGCCGCATCCACCGGGGCGTGTCCTCTACCCGACGCGGGGGAACGGGCACAGGCAGCCGCCCCGTCCCAGGGATCTTCGCCCACCAGTGGTCAAGCACCACCAGGTCCGCCGCGGCGATCGGCCGGTCGACTGGCCCCAGATACCGGGTACGGAGCGCGAGGATGTGCCGCCCGTGAGGCCGCGCGGGAATCTCGTACCGCCACTCGCCGCCCTCGATCCGCACCCGCATGGCCGCCACAATCCGGCCGGCGCGCATGATGCGCAGGTCCACGGACCGCGGGGCGTAGTGGTCGGGGATCTCGATGACGGCGTCAAGACCGGCGGCTTCGGCCGCGTGGACGAGATCGAGGAGCGCTTCCTCGTGTGGCGTCACGGCGCGTCCACCGCCCACGGGGCGCCGATCCTGGGGCCGGGCACGCGCAGCTTCTCTTCGAGCTCTGCTGCGCTCTCCTCCATGAGGGTCTGCTCGACGTCGTCCACGAGCGCGTTCGCCATCCAGTACCGGGGGGTGCGCCAGACCCGCCACGCATCCCCGTACATGCGCTTGAGCCGAGCAAGCTCAGCGCCGTCCCTGTCCATCGCGTCCGCCGCCTCACCCAGTAACGCGGCCATCTCCGAGTGCGTCATGTGACCACCATCCGCCGTGAAAGCGCTGGTGGTGAAGGCGCGACCCAGGGGACCAGGCGTGCACAAGGGGTGGGGGAGTGCACACCGGGAGTGCGCTTGACCAGGAACAACGTAGGCACACCCTGCTCGTGGCACACTGCCATCACCAACCCCCGGAGGAGCCGTGCCGCGCACCCCCAAGCAGCCCAACACCCAGCTCTCCGAGCTCCTGGACGAAGCCGGGATGCCCGCGAAGGGCCTCGCCCGGCGCGTGGTCGCCCGCGGCGACCAGCAAGGGCTCAGCCTCGCCTACGACCACAACTCGGTACGCCGCTGGCTCGACGGAGAACGCCCCCAGCAACCCACCCCCGCACTGATCGCGGACGTCCTCGCCGAAGCCCTGGGCCGCCCGGTCTCGCCCTCGGACTGCGGGCTGCCCGCCGACGACGACCGCACACTGGAGTTCCCGCTGGCATGGACGGCCGGGATCCACACCGCAGGGCAGCTCTACCGCGCCGACGTGGAGCGGCGCCGCACACTCGGGTCCGGGTACTCGCCAGCGGCCTACCCCAGTGCGGCCACGAGGTGGCTCACCCACCCGCCCGGCGTGGAGCCCGCGCACCGCGGCCGGATGCGTGTGGGGCGCCCGGAGATCGACGCAATCAAGCAGATGACACGCGCGTTCTACGACCTCGACAACCGGGTCGGCGGCGGGCGGATCAGGACGACCGTCGTGCAGTACCTCGACTCGAACGTCGCCCCTTTACTGCGCGGCACCTACACGTCGGAAATCGGCCGTGAACTGTTCTCCGCCGCCGCTGAGCTCACCAAGGCCGTGGGGTGGATGGCCTACGACTGCGAAGACCACGGCCTTGCCCAGCGCTACCTCGTCCAGGCCCTGCGCATGGCGCAGACCGCCGGAGACCACGGGCTGTGCGCGGAGATCCTCGCTGCCATGGGACACCAGGCCACCTACATCGGGCGCGCCGGCGAAGCGGTCGACCTCGCACGGGCCGCACAGTCCGCGGCGGCCCGGTCAGGGCATCCGGCGCTGGTCGCGGAGTGCCACCTGATCGAGGCGCACGGGCACGCCGGGCTGTCGGACGCGAGGGCGACGTCGGGGGCGCTCAGGGCGGGGGAGAGGGCGTTCGAGAAGGACGACCCGAACCCGCCGGACTGGTTGGCGTTCTTCGACGGCGCGTACCTGTCCGCGAAGATCGCGCACTGCTTCCTCGCACTCGGGTCGGATGCTCAGACAGCGGTCTACGCGGAGCGCTCGCTGGAGATGAACGAGGGCTACGTCAGGGGTCGTGTCTTCAACCTGTTGATGCTCGCCACCGCGCACGCCCCCGGCGACCCCGAGGAAGCGGTCCGGGTCGGGGACATCGCCCTGGGCCTCGTGGAGGGGTTGCAGTCCAAGCGCGCCCTGTCCTACCTGCGACGCCTGGACCACCGGCTGCGCCCGCACGCGACCCGACCGGAGGTGCTGGTGTTCCGCGAGCGGGCACGGGCCCTCACGTCAGGCTGAGCGCCCGGTACACAGCGACGACGGTGGACGCCCCGACGATCTCACCGCGGGCGATCATGTCCACCGCGTCGTCGATGGGCCACCACCGGATCTCCTGCGCCTCGTTGATGTCCGGGACGGTGTCGGTGGCCTCGGCGCCCCGGGCAAGGTAGATGATTTGGGGTTGGTCCACGGACCCGATGGCGGGCTGGAACGTGACCAGGTGCTCCATGCCGCGAGGCCGCCACCCGGTTTCCTCTTCGACCTCGCGGGCGGCGGCGAGTTCGATGTCCTCGGCGGTGTTGACGTAGCCGCCGGGCAGCTCCCACACCCATTGGTCGATGATGAACCGGTGCCGCCGCATGAGCAGAACTTCCCGCTGGTCGTTGATCACGAGGGTCATGGCGGCGGGGGGCATCTTGACGACGTACTGGGTGAAGGACACCCCGTCGGGGAGGGTGATGTCGACGGTGCTGAGCCTGATGTGCCTGTTCTCGTCCACGAGCTTCTCGCCGTGGATGGTCCACTGGGTAGTCACACGGGCACCCTAGCGGGCATGAGTTCGGGCCCCGCCGTGAGGCAGGGCCCGGGGGTGCGGTTCGTGGTCAGGACGTCTCCTCCCAGTACTTCACTTTGACGCCGACGCTTTCCGCGTAGGCGATCTCGGACCGCACCGCGTTCCCGATGGTCCCGTCGGGCTTCCTCACGATGACGACCAGGTCGGACATGTCGATCTTGCGGTGGTGGGCGTCGGTGAGCTCCGCCATCTCCTCCTCAGTGACCGGGCGTCCCATGGGGAGCGGGGCGAGGACGGCATGCCCAGCGAGGGTGAGTTCGCGGTCGGCGGCCACGAGGAGCTCGGGGTGGGCGACGCTGCCGCACAGGGTGATGGTCACGCCTCCTCCCTGGCGATCTCCCGGGCGCGGGACAGGGCTGCATCCAGCCGTTCCCGGTCGCGTGCTTCTCGGACCGTGCGGTTCACGTCCTCCAGCCGATCGACGCGCCCCTTCCACAGGTCGGCTTGCTCGCTGAGCTGGCGGTTCTTCTCCTCCAGCTCCCGGACGTGGGCGCTGAGCCGGTTCACCTCGGAGTCGTTGGCGTCATCGTGGCGCAGGATCGTCGCGTGCAGGTCGTGGATCACGGGCTCCACGACCCCCATCACGTCAGTGAGGATCAGGAGTGCCTTTGTCGGGCTGGGCTCGTGCTTCCCGATCGCTTCCGCTACCCGGTCTCGCAGGTCCATCACGACTCCTCGGAGGTCAGGGCGTCGGGCAGCACGAGCCGCAGGAGGAGCAGGGCGGCCTCCTTGCTGTAGACGCCTCGCAGGTGGTCCTGAGCAATGGCGCTGATGGCGTCAGAGGTGCTGATGATGTGACCGTCGTACTCCACGTCGTCTCCTTGTGGTCTTCTGCCGGGCCGTGGGGCGGTCTCTTGCGTGCGGGGGGTCAGGCGCGGATGCTGTTGAGCGCGCCGGGGGACAGGACGATGACCTCACCGGACGGCACCACCACGACCCAGTGGCCTTCGGGCAGGTTCACCATGCACTGCTGGCCAGAGAGCCATACACGCGCTCCCTCGCCGCGCACTGGGGGCAGGTAGGCGGGGCGGCGGGCAGTGCTGGCCTCGACGAGGTTCTTGAGGTCGTCCTGGTTCTCGGGGATGTTCTCGACGGCGGTGACGCTGTGGGCGGCGATAACGATGTGCTGCGGCATCGGGGGCTCCCTCTAGTGTTCGATACTGCCTATAGATACAAGGTATCCATACCTAGGCAAGAATGCAAGGTATCTATACTCTGTATCTATGGACGGGCAGAGGGAGACCATGAAGCAAGCAGCTGAGGACTACGGCACCGCCAAGGAAGCACTCGACGAGGCGCGCGACCACATGCGCGCGGCCATCGTGGACGCTCTCAACGCCGGGATGACCCCGACGGAGGTGAACCAACTGTCGCCGTTCACGCCGGCGTACAACCGGCGGATCGCGGATGACGCGGGGGTGGCTCCTCGCCCGAAGGGGCCGAAGAAGAAGGCCTAGCCGCGCACGTCAGCCCCCGCAAGGCGGGGGCTTTGTCCGCTTTGATGCACGTGCACACAAGGTAGACTGAGGGCACATCTACATAAAGCGAGCCCGACCGGTGCTGGTAACACCATGTCGGGCTCTGACCACCTCACCTGCGTACACAGGAAGGGCGGCTAGGCATGAAGCTTAGCTACAGCATACCCGGATGCACGAACCGGGTCAGTGACTCGCGAGTCACAGCCGTGTACCTCCCCAAGGGAGGTGCGCGATGATCCGGCCCGACGACACCGTCGACTCCAAGGGCAAGCCCATCCCGTTCGTCTTCCGATGGCGCTCCCTTGTCCGAGTCCTCCTCTTCGAGACCAGCGTCAAAGCAGTCGCCCTCGTGGCCGCTGAGTACGCCGACTTCGACACAGGCGCGAACTGCCGCCCCGGCAACGATGCCCTCATGCGCGAGACCTCCCTCGGAGACCGCAGCGTCCGCAACGCATGGTCCGTCCTACGCGACGCCAAGATGGCCGAACGCGTCCACAAGGGGTCCTCCTACAAAGGGGAGTGCGACGTCTACCAGCTCCACATCCCCGAGAACTGGAAGGGCTACCCCATCCTCGGCCCGAACCGGGGGGCCTTCTCCTGCCAGTACTGCGGAGGGGAGTTCAACCCCGTGGGCAACTGCGTGATCAAGGGCGGTCGGGCTTCCGCGAAGTTCGAGAAGTTCCTCTTCTGTCCTGCGCCCCGTGGGGCCAACGGGCGCGACGCCGACTCCTGCTATCGGCTCTGGTCCGAGCGGCAGGCCAACGGCGGGGCGGCGGGCCTGGATGCGATGCCGCTCGTTGAGAGGTTCGAGCTGTTCCGTAAGGCGCGCGACGACGACTGGTAGCGGCACTGATTGCCGGTACCGGCAATGGTTGCCAGAAGTACCGGCACTGATTGCCGGTAATAGCGGCACTGATTGCCAGAAGTGGCGGCAGTCAGTGCCGCCCACCAGACCACCAACCAGACCAGTTCCAGACCATGTATCAGTGTTCCGAGCTCGCTTCGCTCGCTCGGGCACGATCGCAAGCGATCGCGCACGCGAGACGACCTCACTTCCTCACCGACGACAGGAACGAACCCCCGATGCGCGTGAACAGAAGCACCAACGACACCATCTCCCTCGCCGCCACCGTCTACCGAGACGCCAACCTCAGCTACGCCGCTCGAGGACTTCTCATGGACCTCCTCGCTCGAGAGGACAGCGACGACAACCCCAACGTCCTCGAGCTTCAGGAGGAAGGCCGCGCCGCTCGAGGCAACTCGGAAGGACGAGGCACCATCCGCCGACTCCTCCTCGAGCTCGAGGAAGCCGGATACCTCATTCGTCGCAAGAGGCGCGTGGACGGCGGACGGTACGGCGGTCACCTCGAGGTGTACGACACCCCTCAGCCTCGAGTTGCCGACACGGTCAACTTGGACCCGCCACGCCGGGGCGGCCTCTCCCTCGAGCACGATGGTCCGGTGGTCTACGTCATCGGAGAGCCCGGCTCACAGGTGGTGAAGATTGGGACGACCATCAACCTCGAGGCGCGCCTAAAGGGCATCCAGACGGCATCTCCGGGGCGCGTGGACGTCCTGTGGTTCACACCGGGGTCGTGGGAGCTCGAGGAGGCGTTGCACTCGAGGTTCCGTGCCACCCGTCAGCGAGGCGAGTGGTTTCACTTCGGAGAGCTCGAGGGGGACCCGGTGGAGCTGGTGTCCAGTGCAGCTTCGGAGCTCGTCCCGCTGATCTCGCGCGGCTAACCCCCCCCGGGCCCGTCGGGTGACCTCCGGCGGGCCCATCAGCGACCATGAACACAGGAGGAACCATGACCCCCACCGAGACCGCCACCCGCTCCACAGGCGAACCCCGCGAGTGCGCAGAATGCCGACACAAGATCTGGCCGCACCCCGACAAGCGCGGCCACTGGATCGCCGCCGACGGGTCCACCCTCTGCCACGAGTTCTCTGTGCTCGGTGGGTACTGTCCGCCGGACCACGCGCCGAAGGAACTCCGCCGGATCTGACCCCCGGGGCGCTTCCACCACGGGAGCGGCCAACCATTTCGAAACAGGAAAGAGTTCGGAGAGCACATGGAGATCACCCACCAGGACCGGCTGAACCGTGCCCGCGACCGCATCGTCGACACCGTGCGCACCGCAGCCCTCGACGGCAGCGACCCCACCGACCTCCTCGTCGTCCGAGTCCACGAGGAGATGAACAAGATGGCGGTAGGGGTTGACCGTCTGGAGAACCAGCTCGACATGATGGTCGAGCTCGTCGAGAAGGAGCGCGCCCGGGTGGCTGAGCTGGAGGCGGAGAACGCTCGCCTCAAGGAAGGTACGTAATCGCCACCGGCCCGTGTACGTTCACCAGGACGAGCGGGAGTGGTGACAGGGTGCCCGACCCGCACGGGCGCTACTGTCCCAGCATGAATATCGGCTGGAACGACCCTGCGTGGTGGTCAGCGATCGCTGCGGCCCTCGCCTTCCTCGTGGCCATCGCCAGCTTCTGCGCAGCTCGCCGATCAGCTACAGCCAGCGAGAGCGCAACCAAGCTGGCCAAAGGACTAGCCCGGACCTGCCACGCACGCTGGGACATCAGGCGAGGAAATCCGAACCTGAAACTAGAGCAACTCCAGGGCAACTACAGGACCGCCTACTTCAGCAACTCCGGCGAAGAGGCCGCCTTCAACGTCAAACTCTTCGTAGGCGGGGTGGCGAAGAACGACCCCGTGGCGAAGGTCCAGCCGGGGGAAGAGTTCGAGTTCAAGTACGACGCGAAGATCGATCCCAACCAGGATCTCGAAGTCGTCATCGAATGGGACCGCCCAGAGGAGTTCGAGGAGGCGCGCATGAGGACTCGCCGCACCTTCTGAGGCAGAAGGCCCCGCATGAGGTGGGTCCGACGATCACGTCCTGGGGGCCACCACCCGAAAGCTCGGGGGAGTTCAGTTGCCTGGTCCCGGCCAATTCCAGCGACACGACCAGTCTGCGCCTGCGAACTGCAAGTTTTGGCGGAACTGGCAGTTCGTCTGCAGTTAGCAGGATAATTAGCATGTTGCCCCAACGCCCAGCACTGGGAGAAGCTGGGAGTAAAGTGGGGACACGCGGAGGCCTCCAGCGCTACGGTTCCGACATGGATGACCCAACCCCCTGGTGGCTTCCCCACCTCATAGCCGGTTCTGCATTCCTCGTCTCCATCTGTTCCGCTTTCGCAACCCACAGGAGCGCCAAAGAAGCCAGGCGCGCCAACGACCTCACCGAGCAGCAGATGACGGAGTACCGACCCCCCTGGCACTCGCTCGACTCAGCAGAACGACTTGCCAAAGTCAAGAACGACAGCGACCGCACCCTGTACGACGTCACGATCAAGCGGGGATGGCACGAACGCGGGCACTATGCCAAGGTCGGGCCCCACGAGACCATCACGACCCGCTGGGCCTGGAACATCCCTCCGATTGGCTTAAAGGGTGCTGAACTGCAAATTCCCGCAGAGATCACCTATCAAGAGGAGGGTGAGGGCCGCGTGCGCACCTGGAGGGGATGAGTAGCCCACCTCCCCATCGCGGGCCACTCCTCGTCGGGGTCGTCGACCGCCTCGAACCCGGCCCGCTCGAAGAACCGGACGCGCCCTTCCACGCCCTCGCCCTCGTCCGGGAACAGGAACACCCACGCCACGCCCGCGTCCCGCGCCTCGTCCACGAACGCGTCCAGCAGCCCCGTACCGACCCCATGACGGCGGAACCGGGCATCCACCACCACGGACAGCACATACCCGTGCGGCGGCGGCACAGGGGCACCAGGGCCCGTGTACGCGCCATCCAAGACGCCCTCGATCCAGCCCACGACCGCGCCGGTGTCGACGGCGACCAGGGCGACGGAGCCCTCCGAGTAGCCCTTCGCGCCGAAGTGGGGAGCAGAGGCGGCGACCAGGCGGGCGATGTCCGGGCCGTCCTCAGGCAGGGCAGGGCGGATCAGCATGAGGCCAGCCGCCTACTGCTCACGCTCGGGCGTCGAGATCAACTCCAGGTTGAACAAGCCCCCCTGGTTCACGCAGTCCATGGCCAGTTCGTGCACCTGCTCGTGGAAGTCCTCCTCCGACGCAGTCGCCATGACGGTCATGCTGACTGGCACATATCGGCTCAGTGAGTACGCCGCAGGCGCAGGGAGCCAGCCGCCGTACTCGGTGCGGCACAAGGTCAGTGGCCCGTCGCCATTCCATTCGATGCCGACGCGAACCTCGTACTCGCGATCACCACTGCCTTCGGCGGTCGCCCGAACCAAGGCCATCAAGTCGGCGACTGCGCACTCAACGCCCGATCCCCGCACCTCCCCGCCCTCGTGGGAGCTCTTCGCGTCTATCGGACGCCCTCCGATCGCGGTGGCCACAGTGACCGCTCCGTCGTGGTGGACACTCACCCACGCTTGCTTCCACTGGGATCGCTCATCGGTGGCAGTGTTCGTCGCCACCCAGCGGCGCAGACCTGGCCGCGGGTTGTCGCATTCGACGTTCTCTAGCGGATGGTTGTCCCGGCTGGATGCGTAGGTGAGCGTCAGCCTCCGAGCGCGAGCGAGTACCGCGCGCGCTTCCTCGCGGTCGGCCCGGTGCAGCAGCCGCGGGATCCTCGGCTGGGCGACGGCGAAGAGCCAGGCCCGCTCCTTGGTATCGCGACCTTCCGTCGTCTCCCCGTACAGCGCGTCGAGGGCCTCGCTCGCGTGGCGGCGCTCCTCGAACCGCGCCCGGTACATCGCCTCAATCTGGCGCTCTCTCATCCAGACGGTGTCGGCGTCATTGCGAATAGGGGCCCCGAAGAACTGATCTCGATAGACCAGGTGCGGCCCGTCGACGCTCGCGGGCACCTCGACCACGACGGCCCGGCCCTCGTCCTCGGAGCCCAGACGGTGGACATCCAGGTTGAGTACGGGTGGGGAAATTTTTGACCGAGCGACACTGCGTAGCGTGCGTTCGTAGTTCTCATCGCACGTGCCAGCGTCCACGCGGCTGGTCGCCGCCTTCTGGGTCTCCTTGACCCCGTAGATGATGAGGCCGCCGCCGCTGTTGGCCATCGCGGCCACGTCCTTGGGGAAGTCGGACTGCGTCAGGTTCTTCGCTGGGATCAGCTCCTTCTTCCAATCCAGGTCGGCCATTTCGTGGACGCCGGCTTCAACGGCCGCGTCCAGCATCTCGATCGACAGCGGCCCCGGGGGTAGGCCAAGAGCACGGTGCAGGGCAGTGAAGGAGGTCATGGGCAAGATGGTACGAATTCCCCACGACGCGACACGCTGGCAGCACCGTGGCGCCATGACTCTGGCCGCATCCGGCCACTCGCCCCGCGCCCCCAGCGGGTACACCACGGGGATGAGCGAACTCGTGTTCTTCAAGTCCAGCTACAGCAGCGGCAGCGGCAACTGTGTCGAGGCCGCGTTCCGCAAGAGCAGCTACAGCCTGTGCCAGACCGAATGCGTCGAGGTCGCCGACCTCCCGACCGGCACCGCCATCCGCGACACCCAGAACCGCGAGCTGGGCCACTTGGACATCCCGCGCGCCGAGTGGGCGGCGTTCCTGCGCACGGCCACCTGACATGAGGAAGGCCCCCGCCGAAGCAGGGGCCGAGGGTGCGAGGGTCACGTGTGGAATTCCGGCAGCGGCTCCGGGCCCACGTACTGCTGACACCGGCAATCTCGCGGAGGGACGTCCTCCGACAGGATCTCAGCGGCACACGCGCCGGCCCCCGCCTCCGCGGGCGAGTGGTAGGCGCGTCCGTGTCCGCACTGGCACAAGGCGGGCGGGTTGAGCTGGTCGCGCTTGGCCTGCTCCAGGGCGACACGGCGGTCCATCACCGAGGTGACGAATTCGCGGATCTGGGTCCAGCCAAGCAGGGTCACCAGGAGGAGGAGACTGAAGATTCCTGTGATGGCAGAGAGGGCGTCCATGCATCAATGGTAGACGCGAAACCCGCTTTTCATAGGGCTCTCAGGCCATGGGGGCTGAAGGAAGTCCGAGGAGAAGCGCGAGGCCTGATGCCCCCACGGATCCCCACATAATGACCAATTCCACCGGAGACTTGCCGGTGTGGAATGGCATCGGAGAACGGAACATCCACCACCGCTTCCCCCGGATCTTCAACGGCCACGCGAGCGGCACTCCCGACCTCGTGAGCCAGTCCCCGAGGATGTGCGTCAGGCTGCCGACGGCGACCGTGACGCCGATCAGCCATGAGGCGCCGCCGCCCGCGAACATCGCTCCCGTCGCGGCGAGGATCGCGATTACCGACGCAGCGAGCTTGCGCTTGCGGAGTGGACCCATCTTCGTCATCGCCCGCGCCACCGTGCCGAGGCCCAGCGCCGCCATGGAGAACACCACCAGGCCCATACCGATCGGCGCGACCGCGGCGAGCCCCCACGCGAGAAGGCCGAACACCAGCACCGCAGGAATGGTGTGGGTGAGGTGGCGGTGCCCGCCGTCCTTTCCCGCCTTCAGCTCGTAGGGGGTCGCGGTCGCCTCGTAGGCCGCACGCGACGCAGACCGCAGGAGACGAGACACGCCCTCCGTTGCCGCGCCCAGCGACCTGCCCACCGTCGACCCAGGCTCGTCCAGGTCGGGCAGGAGGGCAGCGCCGGCGCCCACCGCGGCACAGATGAACGGGTCCGCAACGTGGCTGCCCAGCAAGGTCCCGACGGCCGCTCCGGTCAGCAGGCCCGTCGCGGCGTGACTAGGCCCGAGCATGAGGACGCCCCTTCTTGGTGCCATTGAGGATGTGGCAGACGTGCCCCTGACTGACTCCGAAGCGGGTAGCCAGAGCGCGTTGCGTAACGCCTCCGGCCGCGTACATCTCCCGGATCTGCTGGACCTGTTCGTCGGTGAGCTTCTGCAACCCGCTCTTGAAATCAGTCCTGTAGGGCGGCGGTGTCACCTCATCCGCACGAAACTCCCCTCGGAGAATTCGGGCCACATGGCCTGTACTGACGCCAGTGGCTGACGAGATGGCAGAGATGGTTTCTCCAGTTCGACGAAGGTGTTGCATCTCCAGCACCTGATCCTCGGAGACGCTCATTGGCCACCCTTTGCCGCGGCCCTTGAGCCACATGTCGTTCTGGTTCTCGCGCGGAGTTCCAAGAAACAGGTGACCAGGATTGACGCACGGCGGGTTGTCGCAGCGATGGCAAACGAAGAACTCCCCCGGGTCGGTTCCAGTAGCGAGGTAGTACGACAGGCGGTGTGCAGCCACCTTGTCGATCTCTCCGTAGCCACTAGGCCTTCTGTAGGCAGCCCACTCCCAGCAGGAGTTCTCTCCGGGAAGTTTCTTCACCTTCGCCCAGAACCGCTGCTCGATGTTGTCCCAGTTGCCTTGGAGTTGGACTCGGACAGGTTTCGGTGCTCTCTGGTGCGAGGCGTGGGCGCGCATGGCGTCGTGCATGGTCTCTCCAGTTGTGCGCAAGGGGGCCTCCATGGGGAGGCAGGGGGGAGGCGCCGGGGGAGGCGCGAGGGAGGCACCCGCAGTTCAGAACGGGTGCCCCCCGGGGCGCTACTGACCGATCGGAAGGGCGTAGCCGAGATCGGCGAGCTTCTTCTTCCAGTGGCGGATCGTCCGAGCGTCACGCTCGAACTCACGGGCAGCCCCTCGGACCGTCGGCTTTTTATCCGTGTGCACGTACCGCACGAGCTTCTGGTGCTCCTCCGGCAGGTCCTCGAAGCTGACCGACGCACCTTCGGGAGTCAGGGCCTTCACGTCCAGGGGGCGAGTGAACCCGAACCCGCCACCGAACCCGGCTCGATTCGTGACACCTGCGGGAACAGCCTCCGGCACCAGCTCCGCATCATCCACACCAGCAGCCACCGCCAGCCGCGGCGCCTGCCCGTGGATCGTGCGCAACTTCCTCTCCAGGCGGATGCGCTGTTCGTACACGTCCGCCTCCTCCTTGTCCTCCGCGCGCTGCTGCTCACCGAGGCGCTTGATCTCCGCCAGCGCCTTCTTGTGGTCGGCGTCAGATTTGGCCAACTCCAGCTTCAACTTCGCCGCGGCGAGCTTCTCCTCGTAAAGGGCCTCCCGCTCCAGTCGGGCGATCTCCTCCCGCTGCTCGAAGCTCAGCTCCGGGGAGAGCTTCTCGTCCCTTTCCGCCTCCTGCCGGAGGCGCTCCGCCTCCCCTCGCGCCTCCAAGGCGAGGCGGGTCGCCTCCCGCTTGCGGATCTCCGCCTGCTCGATCCGGACCTGCACGACCAGACCCCACAGCAGCTTCGAGACGAGCGGGGCCGCAGCGAAGAGCGCACCCACCGACAGCCCAGCGTGCGCCACAATCGCCGCCGCAGCGAGGGCCGCCGTGATCCACCCGACCACCGTCGCCGGACGCACGAATCGGGGTGCGATCAGGGCGATCAGCACGGACGCGACCATGGCCGCGTCGAACAGCACGCCGAGGGGCAGGGCGACTACGTCGGGGACGGGGAGCACCTGTGCCACCGACCACGCGGCCAGCGGGAGAGCCAGCAGCGTTGGCACCGCGGCGATGGCCACGAGCGCCTTCATGAGCCACGGCGGGGAGTCGTCGCCGGGCGCCTCCTCTTCGGGGGCAGTAGGGGGGCGGGACGCCTCCTGCGTGGAAGCGGTCCGCACCGCCTTAGGAGGCGGGGATGCCTCCCCCTTGGGGGCGGACGGAGCAGCGGTTTCCTCGGGGGCGCGCACGGTGGGAGGCGCAGGGGAGGCGGCAGCGCGCTTCATGAGGAGGCGTCGGGTGTGGCCAGCGACGACGTCGCGGGCGGTGTGGAATCCTCCGGCGAGACTGGAGCCGCGCAGGCGGGAGATGACCCACCAGGTGGCGCCGACGACAGCGACAGCGATGGCCAGCCACGCCCACCAGGGGATGGACAGGCCCTCCGCGGCCGGATCAGCAATGACATCTGCGAACATGGTGTTGCCCTTCTGGGTGGGTGGCTCGCCTTGGTCTGCCAGGACTTGAGGGGCGGGCCACTCTGCTTTCTACTAGTGGTTCTTCAGGGCCTGGATGGCCTTCTCGTACCAGTCATACGGGACGAGCACAGCTTCCGGCGTGTCGTATCTGTGGATCTCTGTGTGCGCTCCCCGCTGGGCGTCGTTGAGCAGTTCGCGCATGTGCCGACCGGCCCACCCGCTCTGCACAACCTTGGGTTTCTCTGCCATGCCCAACAGTCTCTCAATGATTCGAATCATTCGCAAGATACAAATCCCTGCTTGCTGTCCCGATGCGCCAAAACGAAGGGCGTGACGCCTGGCACGTCACGCCTTCGCCTTCAAATCAGGAACCACTGTCATTGGTGTCATTGCAGGTCAGAGCGTCATTGCTGGCGTCAGTGGGGTGTCAGCGCATGACGGCCTCCAGGTCCGCCCGGTACCAGCCCCGACCGGACACGCCGTCCATCGGATGCGGCGAGCACACCCCCGCGGTCGTCAGCGCGGTGCGGAGCTCATCACCGTCCCACCCCATGGCCTCCGCCAGACGCACCCGGCTCATCCGGTCCACGCCGGCCGCGTCGATCGCTTCGAGAGCGTCGGACACGACCTCCAGCCGCTCCTCCCGCGACGGGCGGCCGTCCTCGTCCGGCAGCGTCCCGGCCTCGCGACGAAGCTCGGTAGCGACCTTCACGATGTCGCGCACATGGTCCGGGCCGCCCTCGTCCTCATCCGGGATACGCAGGAACCCAGTCGTCAGCGCGATCGGGTCGCCGACCTCACCGCGGTAGTACGCCGCGCCCTTCTGGTCGGCGGTGAACCGATCACTTCGGAAGCCGCGGCCCGCCATGCCGTTGCCCAAGATCGTGTTGGACTGGGAGGCGTCCTCGCTCCTCAATGCGAGCTTCAAGACGAGGTTGTTGCACAGCAGCGGCGGCACCACCGAGTCCTCGGGGCGCTGCGTTGCCACGCTCACAAAAATCCCCAGAGCCCTGCACTGGGAGGCAAGCAGCGCCAGGCGCTGCGCGAGCCTCTGCCCCTCCTTGCCCTGGAGCGTGTACAGCTGCGCCTCGTCGATGTGGACCATGATGAACGGGGCGTCGTAGAGCCGCCAGTTCTTCCCAGTGATCTTCACGGCCTTGCCAGCGATCGCGCGCTTGCGACGCTGCATCTCCGCGTCAAGCTCGTTCACCAGCTCGGTGAACGCCTCCAAGTCGGGTTCGTCCAGGTACTCGTGGGCGATGCCCTGGTAGTGGACGAGCTCAACCATCTTCCCGTCGATCAGCCACATCCGGGCGTGCGGGTCCAGGGCGACGTGGCACAGCATCTGGTGGGAGGCGACGCTCTTCCCGCTGCCGCTCACCCCGCCGGTCAGCAGGCCCGGGTTGCCGGGCAGAACCGTTTCCACGGGGGCGCCCAAGGGGTCGATGCCCCACCGGACAGCCTCCGTCCACACGTCCACGGCGGTGGTGCGACCCACGAGCGGGGACGTGGACGGCGGGCCGACAGCCACGCGCCCTGACTGTGGGACAGGGGGAGGCGCCGTAGAGGCGGGAGGAGGCGGAGTTGCCCCCATGGGGGAGGCGGGAGCCTCCGACAGGGGAGGCGCAGGGGGGCGCGGCTCCTCCATGGGGGAGGCGCTGGCGTCCGGGGAGGGAGACGTGGGAGAGGCGGCGACCTTCCGTCCAGCGACCACAGCAGCGATCAGCCCGACCGTGGCGACCGCCATGATCCCGTAGGGCGCGAAGAGCGAGCACACCACGATGCCGCCAGCTGCCCACCAGAACGTCTTCTTCGCCCGCTCGAACCTGTGCCCCTTCTCGCGCACCCACTCGCCCCACGTGTCGCCGCCCGCCTTGATGCCGCGGCCGACACAGCACACGCACGCCTTGGGGGCGGCGAGCACGACTCCGCCGACACCTGAGGGCAGGGTGGGGAGGGTGCGCTTCTTGCCGGTGATGAGCTCCGGCTCGGGAACGTCTTCCGAGGGGGCGACGGACGTGGTGCGGCGGCGGGACGCGAAGTCGATGACCTCCGCGCCCTCTTCGGGTGCGGCAGTCACAGTCCCTCCTCCTCGCGCTTCAAGGCCTCACGCTCAGCGCGCGCACCCTGCGGAGGGCCGTACAGGAACCAGCCCCACACGGCGAGCACCACGATGATGGGGGCGATAGCGAGGACGAACGCGAGACTCTCCCCCAGGGAGGGGGTGAGCGCATCGCTGATGGTGTCCACGATGAACGCCACGAAGAGGCCGGTGCCAGCGGCGCCGAGAAGCATGAGGGGAAAGGTCGGGCGGCGCATGATGTCTCCAGGTGGTGTGAGTGATCAGAAGCCGGTGATGGGCAGGAAGATGACGTTTCCGAGGACGCCGCCGATGGAGCCAACGGCGAACGCGAGGCCGCCGAAGATGCCCCCGGTCATGTGCCACACCAGAGGAGCGGCGAACGCGCAAACCAGAAGGGTGTAGTCCTTGGCCTTTTTCAGCCAGGTCAGCTTGCCCTTCCAGCCCATGAAAACGAGCGCGGTCACGACGCAGGCCAGCAGCCCTGGCACCGGGGCGCCGAACGCCCAGAGCATGCCGTCGTCGGTCCACGACAGGGCGCGGGCGATGCCGTCACGGATGCCACCGCCAATGACCCCGGCTCCCATCCCTGCGCCCGCGAGCAGGAGCAGGATGATCTGGACTTTCGGCCAGATCTGCGAGAAGAAGAAGATCAGCGCGAGGATCAAACACACGACGCTGACAGCGATGTTCGCGGTGGGGATCATGCCGCCCTCCGCTCAGGATCAGCGGCGTGCAGGACCCCGTCGATGGACGGCCAGCGGAAAGCTGCACCCCACCGGACGATGAGGGATTCGGCTTGCTGTCGGGCAACTTCGGGCTTCGCGGACAGCCGGTACCAGCCGGTGAGGTCGTCGTGCCCGATCCGGGCGGTGGTGGTGTCGGGCACGGTGGTCTCCCTATGGGTGTGCGGTCGTGTGGCTAGCGGGAAGCTCGGGTGCCGGAGATGGCGAGGTAGATGCCGAGCGGCAGGACGAGGAAGAGAACGATCGTGGCCATGTGGGCTCCTAGGGTGGTCAGGGCCCGCCCTGCCCTTCGCGGCAGGGGCGGGCCGTCTTCGTTTCGGGGGTTACTGCTTGTACTTGCCGGACTGTTCGGCGAAGGCGACGTCGTCGAGCAGCTGTGCCCGCTTGTAGTCCATGGCAGCGGTGTCACGCTCATAGGTGCCGTCACCGGGGTAGCTGCACGCCTCGTACTCCGCACGGTGGGCGTCGTGCTTGGCCAGCGCCTCACGCGCCGCTCGCGCGGACGCCGAGTTGGCGTAGTCGGGGGTCGGGCCGAGGATGCGGTCGAGAAAGCTCATGGGCGTCTCCTTCGTGTGTGGGTGTCGGACCGTGCTGGTCCCCAAGCCGCCCGGAACGGGCCGGACAGCAGAGGGAGAGCACAGTCAGCGGCCGGAGATGACGAGCGCCGCGGCGAAGAGACTGACCCGGTGCATGGCCTGGTCGACATGCGCCGCACCGCCGTGCTCACGGAACTTCTTCGCGCCGGCGCGGTCCATCCACTCGCGGACGAGCCAACGCCTGTCGATCAGGGCGTGCGTTCCCGCGCTGATGGCGACGCCAGCGGTGACCCGACCGGGGTGCAGGCCCAGTCCGAGCACACGGCTGGTGATCATCAGAGCGCCAACCTGGGCAACGTGGTACGTGGCCACGTGTCCGGCCAGCGCTGCCCAGGACTGCGCCTCGGTGCACTCCTCCAACCGGTCCCCGGCCGCGCCCTTGCGGGCGGACTGGGTGTCGGTCTGGAGGAGGTAGTCGCCGACCACATGAGCCATCTCCAGGGCGGCGCCGACGGCCGCGAAGCGAGCGGCGCTCATCGCCGGGCCTCCTCGACGGTCAGGCCGGCGTCGACCAGGTTGCGCTCGTTGAGGGTGACCACGGGGCGGCGGTAGGTGGCCGCAGCGACCGCGAGAGCGATGACGGCGAGGGCGAGAGCGCCTGCCTCAACGGGGGAGAGGTGGGAGAGCGCGAGGCGCAAGGCCTCAAGCGCGGGGGAGACGTCGGGGACGTCAGGGATTAGGCTGTTCACAGGTCACTTCCTGTCTGTGCAGGTGGTGGCTTAGCCCTCGTGGTGGTGTTCGCGCACCGTCCGGGGGCGTTTTAACACCACGCTAAGAGTTCTTCAGCAAGGCGAAAAACTCTTAGAGTGGTGGTTCTGGGTCTACTATAGCCCTATGCCCTCAGTCTTGACGAGCTTCCGCCACACTCAGTACGCGCCTTACGCCTCCGCGCGCGCGTTCGGGCTGGTGAGGGGCCATAGATCTTCCCCGATATGTGCGACAGCGAGCGGGCCAGGCCCCACCGGGCGCAGGGCGGGGTCATCGGGCGGGCCCAGGGGTAGCGTGACCGCCCTGCACGAGGCTCGTCTGGGTGCAGCCGGCATGTCCGGGGTGAGGATGCCCCCGCGGCGGCTGCGCGTCGTCATCTACGCGCGCGTGTCTCAGGACTCCCATCAGGGCCGGTCGGTCGGCCAGCAGCTCAAGATCGGCCGAGAGAGGGCAGAGGAGTTCGGCTGGGAGATCGTCGGTGAGTTCTCCGACAACGACACCAGCGTCTCCGAGTACGCCGGGGCCGGCATGGATCGGGAGGACTGGCCGAAGGTCGAGGCGATGATCCGCGCCGGTGGTGTCGACATCGTGTGGCTGTGGGAGCTGTCCCGGTCCACACGTGATCGGCTGGTGTGGGCACACCTAGTGAAGGCGTGTCAGGCGAACAACGTCGTCATCGGTCTCAACAAGAAGCTGTGGGACGTCAACGATCCCGACGACATGGCCTACTTGGACAACCTGATGATCAGGTCCATCCATGAGTCGGGGACCACTCGCAAGCGAGTACTACGGGACATTGATGCTCACGCGGAGGAGGGAAAGCCCCACGGGTACGCCCACTACGCGTACACCCGGGAGTACGACCCGGACACCGGTGAACTGGTGCAGCAGGTGATTCACCCTCAGCGGGCGGCGCTCATCGTGGAAATCGCGGACCGGCTGCTTGAGGACAAACACACCCCTACGTCGATTGCCGCAGACCTGAACCGCCGTCGGATTCGGACGCCTCGCGGGCAGCTTCTGGGGGAAACCCGGGAGCTCAAGAACGGGCGGCAGGTGCGGTCAAAGGGGTGGACGCACAAGACGGTTCGGCAGCTGATGTCTTCCCCCACGCTGAAGGGCAAGCGCGGTTACCACGGGCGGGTGATCGAGCAGGGCGGATGGCCGGCGGTGCTGGCGCCGCCGCGGTGGCAGGCGGTCCAGGAGGCGCTCACCCCGAAGGAGAACAACAACGGACGGCTCCCGCGCGAAGAATCCGCGATGGAGATGCTCTCGGGGATTGTGGTGTGCGACGAGTGTGGGGCCGTGGTGTACGCGGTGCCGATCAAGCGAGAGAACGTCCGTCTGTACCGGTGCGCTGGATTGGGACAGGGTGCGCCGGTCCACGGGTCGCGTCGGGTGAAGATTCTCGACGAGGCGTTCGAGTCGTTCCTGTTTGCCCGGTTGGAGCACCCGGATGTGAGGACGGCTTTGGTGCCCCGGGAAAACCGGGATGTGCTGACGGCCGCCGAGAAGCAGGTCGGGGAATTGGAGCAGGAGCTCGCCGAGCTGTACGAGGCAGTGGAGCAGGGTCGGGTTTCCTGGCAGATGGGGGAGCGCGCGGAGAAGCCTTTGCTGAAGCGGCTGGAGGCGGCTCGGGTGGCGGCGCGTCCGGTGATGGTGGATCCGCTGCTCGTGGAGTTGACTGCGGGGCCTGCGGTTCGGGTGTGGAGGGGGTGGACGATGGCTCAGCGTCGGGCCGCCGTGCGGCTGCTCGTGAAGGAGGTGCGGATGCTGGCCGTGGGGCCTGTAGGGAGGCGCAAGCTTCCACCTGAGCAGCACGTGAAGGTTGAGTGGGTGGGCGTGTTTGCTGAGTAGGGGGACGCGAAAGCCCCGGTGGCGAGCCGGGGCTTTTTCTATGCCCTGTGTCGGGCGAGGCAGACCGGGATGATGCTGGGGTCTGCCAGGAGGGTCACCAGGGGGCCTAAGGCGCCTATGGGGTCGCGTCGGGCGTAGTCGAGGTCGCAGGTGCGTCCGAACCCTTGGAGGAGCATGGCGAGTGCTTCGTCCGGGAGGTCTCGCGCTGCGTCGGTGGCGGTGCGGGGGGTGGGGGTGCCCTTCTGGAGGTACCAGGTCATCTCGTCGTGGTGGACCGCAAGTGAGCTGCTGGTGAGGGTGTTGGGGAGATCCACTACTTCGACGTTGAAGGGGATCATCGGATCGGTCATTTTCCGGACCTTCCTGGCGCGTAGGAGGGCCCCGGGGGAAGAGTCGGGGTCAGCCCGTGTGGGCTGGATATAGGACACTATGTGCCGTGAGCCACTTAGGTAAAGTGCAGATGCACGTGCACTAGGTAAATTTTTGCCCGTTTGACCTGCTCAGGCGCACTTTCCCGACATGAGGGCATGCGAAATCGGCAGTGAAAGCGGACACTTGCCCCACTGCACATCAGACGCCTTAAGTCGCCTCTCGGTTCACATGCGGGCCACTGCGGCCATGGCTCGCATTCGCTTGACGACGTCTTCGAGAGGGGTGTCCTCGTCGACGGGCATGCGCAGGTCCAAGCCGTCAGTCGTGGTGAATCGGTAGTGCCACTGCCCCCCCTCGGGCAGAGGCCATCCCTCCAGGGTCTCGCCATCAGCGAGCGGATTCCGGTCGCGCAGGTGGAGTGACGGCTCGGATTCCTTCTCTATCGGAGGGCGGCTGTCCCGGGGGACGAGCAGCGGACCGGCGGGGGATTCTGTGGGCGGTGCGGCGCCGTCGAGCAGCGCTCGGATGGTGCCGGCCGGGTACTGGTATGCCCCGTCGAGTTCCAGGAGCGTGCCCGTGCTGAAGCGGTGGTCGACGCCTCCTTCGATGCGCTGGAGCGTCTTGTAAGTGACGCCGGTCGCGCGAGAGAACGCCGAAAGGTTCTTCCACTCGGGGCTTAGTTCGACACGACGCTGTGTAAGCGTTTCCCCGGTTTGACGCCGATTCTCATCACTGTCAGTCACGGATTCACTCCCTTCGGTAGGTGAGCCTAGCTGATTATGCGGACTCACTAGGACTCGCGCAAGGAGTCTAGGACCCCCGTGCCTAAAGGGATAGGGAAGGCTGTCCTTAAGGGGATATGAGTCCTAGGCCTTTACCAAGAAGGGACTTAGAGTCCGAAAAAGTCCAGATGAGTCTGCACATGCACTTGCGTGTTCGGACTCTGAGTCCTAGTGTGTCTCACATGCCAGCCACACAGACGGCGGACCACAACGGGTCCGCAATCAGAGACTTCCGCATCCTCCGAGGGAAGAGCTGCGCAGAGCTGGCCGCCCAGGTCGGCATCCACGAGCAGACCCTCAGAAACCTGGAGCTCTACGACTCCGTCACTCGGCCCGACAAGCCCAAGGCGTGCGCTGTGGTCGTCCTCGAACGCATCGCGATCGCCCTCGACATCCGGGTCGGGTCCATCACCAGGACACCCGCGGTGACTGACGAAGCAAAGGAAGCGGCGTGACCACCCCGGACTGGGACGCAGTCCTCGCGCTGGCGGCGCCGCTCATTGACGCCACCGTCGCCCACACAGGTCGGCCGCGCGAGGAGTACATCGCCTACCTGACCCGGCAGCCCGCTCCAGGGGCCACCTGGGAGACCGCGCTTCGGGCCCGTCTTGACTCGCTGGCTGCGGGGCCGCTTCCGGCTCGGGTGGCCCGGGAGATCTCGCAGATGGTCCCCAGTCGACCGGCTTCGGTCGAGCAGGCCCCCGCGGCCTGACCCCCTGAAACACAGATGCCCCCGCCAGGAGCTGACCCCGGCGAGGGCGAAGGCACCACCACATCTAAGGAGCAGTGCCGTGACACACATTACCCGCAGGGAGCTCTCCCTCCCACCTCACCTGTACGCGTCGGACACGTCCGTCACCGACACCGGGGTGCACCTGGAGTTCGCGTCCGGTCTGCACATCGCGACCCTGCACATGACCGGTGACACCGCTGATCTCCTCGCGGACCTGGACACGATCGAGGTCGCCCTCGCGGAGGCCCGCCGGGAGCTGGAGAAGCAGGCCGCGTTCGCCGAGTACGACGTGCCGGCTCCGCGCCCCGCTGAGGTCGAGTTCATCATCGGCGCTGAGTGGACGCAGGTGGCCCGATGACTGCCGAGTTCGCTGCTGCTGAGGCCCGCCGTCGGGTGCGTGAGCTCCGCTACCACTCGACTCTCCCTGTCTTCGAGTCCGCGCGTGTGTGGCGGATGGACGACGACGGGCTCGGTTTCACCCACGTGAGGTGTGGTCGCTGGTTCGGCCCGTATGTGGACCCGCAGCAGACCACGGAGCACGCGGTCGCACACGACAAGGGATGCGAGGCGGGCCGATGAGTGACCGCGATATCCGGGCTGAGCTCGGTATCCCCGCAGACAGGTCGGCCGATGACGTGGCTGGGCTGCTGACCCTCGTCGCTGGCCTGGCTGAGCGCCTCGCTTCTGACGCTGAGCACGCGGACCACGAGTGGTCGCAGGCGTCGGCTGTGGGCCAGCACTACGCGGCCTCGTGGGTGCGCTGGCTGATCTCGGAGCTGGAGGACACCGATGAATGACGCGATGTTTACCCAGTTCATGGCCGACCTGTGGGGAACCGACGAATCGGCCCTGTGGGACGCGATCGCCGCTGACGTGGACGCAGGCCTCACGGACCCGACCACCCTCAACTCGGCTGGTTCCGCTGCCCCGGGTGAGTTGTCTGCCGCTGAGCAGGGGCGTGTGACCCGGTGGCTGCCTGAGGGCTGCGACCTCGTGGCTGCGTGCGCCGCTGACCCGCAGACGGAGCGGGAGGACGACACCGCTGACCGGCACGACGAGTGGGTGGAGGAGTGGAACCGCACGGTCGCTGACCTGCCCGGCCGCGACGCGTACCGCGCGGATCACCCGTTCCCGATCGACGACGAGGAGGTGCAGTGGTGACCGCCACCGACGAGCGGACCCTGTCCGCGATCACCCGACCCGGCGTGTACGACGGCATCCCCGAAGCCGTCTACCACCGCGACCCCGTGCCCGGCGGGTCGCTGTCCTCCAGTGGGGCCCGGAAGTTGCTCGCCCCGTCCTGCCCGGCGCTGTTCCGCTACGAGCAGGACCACAAGCAGCCCCACAAGGCCGTGTTCGACTTCGGCCGCGCCGCACACGAAGAAGTCCTCGGAGTCGGCGGAGGCATCGAGGTCGTGGACGCCGCTGACTGGCGGGGAGGCGACGCCCGCAAGGCCCGCGACGCCGCCTACGACGCCGGGAAGACGCCGCTGCTCCCCAAGGACTACAAGGTCGTCAAGGCCATGGCTGACGCCCTGAAGGCCCACCCGATCGCCGGGGCGCTGTTCCAGCCCGGCACTGGGAAGCCGGAGCAGTCCCTGTTCTGGAAGGACCCGCAGACGGGCGTCATCTGCCGAGCCCGGTTCGACTGGCTGCCCGCACAGGTCAAGGGGCGTCGCCTCGTCATCGGCGACTACAAGACGTGCCGGAGCGCGGCACCCGCCGACCTGTCCAAGGCCATCCACGAGCACGGCTACCACCAGCAGGACGACTGGTACCGGGCCGGGGCGAGGGCATTGGGGATCGGCGACAAGCACACGTCGTTCGTCTTCATCTTCCAGCAGAAGACCGCCCCGTACCTCGTGACCGTGGTCGAGCTGGACCACGAGGCCCGCCGGATCGGCGCTGAACGCAACCGCCGCGCGCTGGAGACCTACGCGCGCTGCATGGAGACCGGCATCTGGCCCGGCTTCTCCGACGACATCGAGGTTCTTTCCCTGCCCGCCTACGCGGAGCGGCAGCACGACGAGGAGTTCATCTGATGACCGAGATCGACATCCACCGCCAGCAGGACAGCGAGATCGCGGCCGTCCCTCAGCCGCCCGCCGAACACGAGCTCGTCAGGTGGGCGCACGCCGCCCGACAGGCCAAGGGCATCGCGGAATCGCTCGCGAACACCAGCTTCGTACCTCGCTCGCTGTCAGGGAACCCGCACAACATCATCGGCGCGATCCTCGCGGGCTACGAGATGGGGCTGCAGCCCATGGCGGCCCTCCGGTCGATCGACATCATCCAGGGCACGCCGGCGCTGCGGGCGCACGCGATGCGGGGTCTGGTCCAGTCGAAGGGGCACCAGGTTCAGCTCACGGAGTCCACGGAGGTCCTGTGCGTAATGCGGGGACGCCGGAAGGGCGACGAGGAGTGGCAGGAGGTCGTGTGGACGATCGAGCGCGCCCAGCAGTTGGGGCTGCTGGCCAAGGACCAGTGGAAGAAGCAGCCCACGGCGATGCTCGTGGCGAGGGCGACGGGGGAAATCTGCCGCCTGATCGCTTCCGATGTGTTGCACGCGATGCCCTACGCCCGGGAGGAGCTGGAGACCGGGACTTCGGGTGAGGCGGTGCCGCGGGTGACGGTGCGGGAGCTCGCACCTGAGGCACCGCAGCAGCAGGAGCAGCGGGACGAGGGCGGGTTCGCGGCGGATGACCCGTGGAACCCGAAGAACTCGGTCGGGGTTCAGGTGGAGCCCGCCCCCGCTGACCCGTGGGGTGTGGAGACGACGCCCGATGAGGACGCTGCGGCGCTCGCTGAGTACGAGGCCCAGTCATGAGGGCCCCGTCGCCTGAGCAGGTCGTTCGTCTGCTCCGTTCCCGTCCGATTCAGCTGGTGCCCGCCACTCCCGCCCCGAAGCGCGCGACTCGCGTGGATGGCCCGTGTGGGTTTTGCGAGCACCCCCGGACCGGCCACGGCACCAGGTACTCGACGTTCGGCGGGGCGCACGAGTGGCTGCCCCGCCACCCCGGATCGCACATCACCGCGCTGCACCCGATCGGAGACGAGTCGTGACCGCCGCGCAGTGCCCCACGTGCGGTCAGTCCCTCACGGTCCGCTCGGACGACCGGCTCCCGCGCCACTGGGCGTCGGAGCGGGCGCGGCTCGCCGGGGACCCGCAGTGCCCCAGCTCGCAGGAGGGCACCCGGCACTGGCCGGATCAGCAGGCAGGCAAGCGCACCGTCCGTATCAAGAACCCCCGGAGGACCCGATGACCCCCGAGCAGCACACCGACCTCGCCAAGCAGGTCGCCGACGCCATCTACGGCCACGCCGCCGCCGACCAGGCCGTGACGGCCGTGATGAGGGTCGTGGCCCCGCTCCTCGACGAGGCCGACGCCGCAGCCGAATTCAACTGGAACTCGTACCACCAGGCCACCCAGTGGCACCTCGCGATGGCGATCGAGATCAAGCGTCTCGACGGGAGCGTGCCCCAGAGTGCGCCCGGCCTGCCGGAGATCGTCACGTACCTGGCGAAGATCCACGGCGCCGACAAGGTTCGCGCCGCGCTCGACGCCCTCTGACCACCCCCCTCTGGGCGCCCCGCTGCGGGGGCACGGGGCGCCCACCCCACACGCAGGAGAAGCACATGGATGCCACGCAGACGGGCCGCACCGTCACCGTTGCCCTCCCCGCCATGCCCTACCTCAACAGCAACCAGAGGTTGCACTGGGCCACGAAGGCCCGCAAGACCAAAGCCATCCGCGACGCCGCCGCATGGGCCACCGAAGCCCTGCGCGAGCCCCCCATGGACGCCGTCGAGATCACCGCCGTCATCCACCCCAAAACCGCGCGCCGCTTCGACCCCCACAACTTGCAACCGACCGTGAAGGCCGCGATCGACGGCATCGTCGACGCTCAGCTCATCGCTGACGACGACTCATCGCGACTCGTCTCCGTGGCCTTCCGCGCCGGAGAGAAAGACCCGACCGGGACTCGTATCGACCTGATCGTGAAGGAGGTGGCCCGGTGAGGAAGACGACCATCGAGCGCACCGGAAGCCCCCTCGTCCTCGACACGCCCATCACCACATGGGCCACCAAAGCCGCCTGCAAGGGCGAAGAGCTGGAGCTGTTCTTCGGCCCCGACCACGAGAAGCAGGCCGACCGGGAAAAGCGCGAGCAGGAAGCACTCTCCATCTGCCGCACCTGCACCGTGGTCGACGAGTGCCTCGAATCCGCCCTCTCCCAGGGCGCCCGCCAGTGGGGCGTCCAGGGAGGGATGTCCGCCGACCAGCGCAGGGCGGTGCGGAAGAGCAGGGACAAGCTCGCCGCAGAGGAAGCGCCGGCGCCGAAGCCGAAGAAGCCGCAGCGTTCCTCGACTGGGCGGGTCGATGTGGTCGGGACGATGCGTCGTCTCCAGGCTCTCGCGGTGATCGGTCACAGCCCGAAGGCGATCGGGGCGGTGATCGGGGCGTCCTCGTCGTACCTGAACGACCTGAGGACCGGCGGGGCGCGTATGGCGTCGGTGTCGGTGGAGGTCGCGGACGCGCTGGCTCGCGAGTATCCGCGCCTGGTGCGCACTCCTCCGGGGGTTCAGTCCGCTCTGACGATGCGTAACGCGGCGAAGCAGGGCTGGGACGGACCGCCTGCCTGGGTGGGCGTGGACATGGACGACCCTGCCGCCCGCCCTCGTGAGGCCGCTGCCGCAGCCTGACCCCAAGTCCGCCCGCCGTGCCCTCGGAGCGCCATGGACACGGCGGGCCCCACGCCCCAAGGAGGAATCGTGAACCGGAAAGGCCACGAGGTAACCCGCGTCACCCATTCCGACCCACGGAAAGATTCCTGCCAGCGGAAACATGGATCGCGACCGAGAATCCGTCCGACCTTCCCGAACATACCTGGTCACGGGCCTGTAGAAGAGGAAGCGCCGAGGACGTCAACGGCCCCCAGAAAAGGAACCCGTCTTGTGGGTCTATTCGCTATGCCAGGAGGTTTTCCCATGACTTCTCAGCTCACCATCGCGGACGCTCTCGCCGAGGAAGGCATGGCGCGCGCGACCGCCGCTTCAGCGCCGTCCGCCATCGACCAGCTCGATCGGCTCATCGAACAGGCCGCGGCGACGGGGGAGAGGTTCTCAGCGAACTCCATCCGCGACCAGCTCCCCGAGGGCCTGCGCCCCGCTGCGATCGGCGGCCGTTTCCGGGAGGCGGCGCGGCGGGGCCTGATCCGCCCGGTCGGCTACGTCCCCTCTACGGATCCGCGCACTCACGGGCACCCGGTCCGGGTGTGGCAGGGGGCGCTGGCATGAGCGCTCACCTCTACGACCCCTTCCTCCCGCCCTCGACCACGTCCCAGTACGACCCCGACGCCGAGCACGACCAGCAGATCAGGGAGCGGTTCGCCGCCGAGCTCGCGGTGATGCTCGACGAGCACGGCCAGGACTACGCCGCGAACCTCGTCAGAGGAAACCCCACCGACGGATGCTGGCCATGAGGCACGCCGAAAAGCCCGCACGGCGGCGGGCTGCTGAGTGCAGGTCGAACTACTCGGTGACCTTGCCGTCGCGGATCTTGCCGATGTACTGCGGCGTCCAGTCCACGGACCGTGCGATGACGTTCAGGCCCTTGCCGTCGCGCTCGTCCAGCTCGTCGCGGATGCCCTTCATGAGGGCGTCGCGGGCGCGGTCGAAGTCGTCGCGGAGGGCGCGCAGGTGTGGGATCTCCTTCTCAGCCATGCCTTACATAGTTGCACAACTCGTGAGCGAAACAAAGATGCGAAACAGAGTTGACAATGCAATGACGCCCGCCTAGTGTCATCAGTGTTGCGAAACAAAGTTTCACATTGGGGCACTCGCCCCAACCGACCGAAGGAGCCCCCCATGGCGCGCGACACCCGCCCCTGGTCCATCTGGGACAACCGACGCCAGGAAGAGAACGACCGCGCGAGGAGCCTCGACGACGCCCGCGACAAGCTCCGCGGAATCGGCAGCTGGGGTCGCAAGCTCACCGTCCACGACGCCGAGGGCCGCATCGCGGAGATCTGGGAGGACGGCCGCAAGGTCGCCTGACCGCCTACTCGCGCTTGATCAACACCAAGGAGACGCATGACCGACCACGAGGGATGCCGCGAGGAAGTCCGATCCGGGATGGCCGACCTGGGGATCGAGGTGACCGTCAGCACCGCTGAGCCGATCATCGTCGGCCGATATCAGGCCTACGGCCACATCTGCCCGCACGGCACCACGTACTGGGTCGAGCCGACCAGCGAGCAGATCGCCCAGTGGCACCGCGACGGCGTCCGCTGACCACCCCAGCAGGACACCAGCCCATCCGACCGAAGGAGAACAACATGACCGAACCCCTCAACCTCGACCCCATCCGCCGCAGAACCGAAGCCGCCACGGAGGGCCCCTGGATCGCTGGCTGGAGGTCGTTGCCCTCGGACCAGATCATGCTCTCCCCGAAGCTGCCGCCCGTCGAGTTGTCCTGCGATGTGCAGGGCCGGAAGAACGCCAAGTTCATTGCTGCGGCCCGCACCGACGTGCCCGCGCTGCTCGCCGAAGTCGACCGACTCCGATTCCAGGTCGCCGACCTGAAGGCCAAGCTCCGCGACGAGGGCCTCGCTCACAGCCAGACGATCGACGAGCGCGACAACGCCCAGGAGTGGGCCGACAAGCTGGCCGCCGCCATCGCCCCCGGCGAGATCCGAGGCGAGCACTCCTCCAGTAACAACCCGTGGGCGAACGCCCTGGACTACGCGGAGCAGCTGTGAAGGCCCGTCGCCTCCGCCGAGGAATGACCCTCCTCCACAACGGCCACGCCTTCCGCATCACCGCGATCCGCCGCAGCTTCTGGCGCCGCACCGTGACCGCGCGGGGGTTCTACGTCCCCTCCGGCGCACCCGGCACCTACGTCCTCAACCCGAAGCACGAAGTGGAGACCCGATGATCCGCCCGACCACCTGCCTCGTCGCCGAATGCGACACCCCCGACTGCGAGCCGTGGGACGACGCCGACTACACACCGCACTTCGACAGCGCCGAGGACGCCATCACCAGGCTCGTCGACGAGTGGGAGTGGAGCAACGAGAACGGCATCCTCCGCTGCTCCGACTGCACCGCCACCCACGAGTGCGAGCAGACCGGACACGACTGGTGGTCGGGCAGCACCGACGAGGCCACCGGGGTCCGCGAGGAGTACTGCGGCCGGTGCAACAGCGCGTCCCGCCTGCTCGCCACCACCTGACACGTGTGAGGCCCCGGATGGGAAAAGCACCCGGGGCCCACGCCACCACCGTACCGACACCAAGGAGAGCACCGTGCCGCACACCTACGTCGACGACGCCGACAACACCCTCACCATCACCGCCCGCCCCGGGCCGCGACTCGTCACCCGCACCACCATCCCCACCGAGGACGACCAGGACGTTATCGAGCACGTCGCCAGCGTCACCGCCCCGAAGGGGGCGGACGCCGTCGAGCTGGCCCGCGCGATCCTCGCCGCCGCCGGCGACACCGGGCACATGGTCGTCAGCATCCAGGACTCCGAGCGCACCATCCGCATCAGGGAGTCCATCGCCGCCGAGACAATGCGCGACCGGGCCGCCGAGACCGCCTACCACGACCTGTCCACGGAGAACGCCGAGATGGCGGACGCGATCCGCGCCCTCCCGCTGCTCCCCGCCGAGACCGCCCGCGAACCCCTCACCGCCGACACCGACGCCTAGGAGCCCCCGATGGAAAACACCCTCCCCGCCTGGGAGCAGATGAGCGAGCGCGACCAGTCCCGCGCCCTCCAGCACATCTGGAAGACCTACTGGGACGACCCCGCCTACGCCCGTGAGGAGTACCCCGCCCGGTACGTCGACCACCCCGCGCTCACTGCTCTCGACTCCAAGGCTGCGTGCGACCACGCCAAGCAGGTGACCGGCGGCCACGAGGCCATCCAGGACCGCCTCGGCATGGAGGAGTGGGACCGCATCTACAACCTCGCGCCCTAGCCCCTCAGCCCGACCGGACCCGCAGCAGCACCAGCGGGCAGCCGGACACCGCGTGCAAGGCGCGGACGGGCACCAGAACCGCCCCCCAGAGACCAGGAGGACACGTGAACACCGCTCGCTTCACCATCGAGCACCACCCCGAAACCGACCAGTGCGGCAACGACATGATCAGCCACGGCATCTGGATCGACCCCATCAACGTCATCGCCCCCGAATGGGTCCTCGAAGCCGCCTCACAGCGCCTCTGCGCAGACCCCCGCCACGCCGACAAGCACCTCACCCCCCGTGTCGACCACGTCATCGACGCCATGAAGCGGAACAGCCTCAGGTCCGTCGTGATCATCACCCTGGACCGCCGCCACCTCATGAACGCCCTCGACTTCGGGCCGGTCGACAGGTACATCGACGAAGCCGCCATGGCCCCGCACAGGGACGGCGCGAAGAACGCCCTGCTGTACCTGCCCACCGAGGAGTACGCCCTCGTCAGCGTCGAGCGGGCCCGGGACGCGTCGTGAGCCCCCTCGGTGCCGCAACCGTCGCCCACGACACCGCGCTGGGCACGCTCGCGCGCGTGATGGCCGACGAGATCGCCGCAGGGGGAGGCGACGCGAAGGACGTCGTCGAAGCCCTCGAACTCCTCCGGGCGCAGGTGCACCACCAGGTCGACGACCTCATCGACGGCATGGAACTCGACCTCCCGCCCGTCGGGAACGCGTGGCGGGCGAGACGGTACTGCGAACTCCAAGTACCGACCAGCTGACCGAACACCCACCCCCACCGTCCAATCCGATTCCGAACACCAGGGGGCGCACCAATGCCGCGCATCCGCACCATCAAGCCAGATTTTTTCACCAGCCTCACCATCGCCGACCTCACCTACGAGGCCCGGTTGACGTTCATCGGCCTGTGGACGCACGTCGACGACCAGGGCCGGTGCGTCGACGACGCCCGGCTCGTCAAGGCTGCGGTGTGGCCGCTCGACGAGCGCACCGCGAAGGCTGTCGACGTGGACCTGTGGGAGCTGTCCGACGCGGAGCTGATCTACCGCTACACGGTCGGGGTGAAGAAGTACCTCGTGGTGACTTCGTGGGGTGAGCACCAGAAGATCAGCCACCCGGCGAAGGCGAAGCTGCCGGCGCCGGAGGAGGGGGAGCCGACCCCAAAAGCGGGGCGGCCTCTTGAGGGCTCCGGAAATCCTCCAGAGGGTTACGGAAGCGCGGGGGACGGGGCTCCAGAGGGACTCCCGAAGCCCCGCCTTGCGCCCGAAATGCCCGAATCGCTGAATGGTAGCGACGAAGAGGGTCTGCCCTACCCCGGTGCGGTCGTGCTCCCCATGTTCACCAGCGAAAACGCACCCTCCGGAAATCCTCCAGAGGACTCCGGAGAGTCTCCCGAACCCTCCGGAAATCCTCCCCGGGGAAAGGAAAGGAAAGGAAAGGATCTATATAGCGCATCCTCGCCTCACGGCGAGGGAGACACCGACTCCTCTTCCACCCCTAGCGGCTACGACGACCCCCGCTTCCAGACGTTCTGGTCTCGCTACCCGCACAAGGTGTCGAAGAAGAAGGCGTGCACCGCTTTCACCAAAGCTCTGAAGCGCACCGCCTTCGACGACCTCATGGTCGGGCTGGAGCGCTACCTCACTCAGGACCGCCGCGCCCTCGACGGCTTCGTGAAGGACCCCACCACGTGGCTCAACGGCGACTGCTGGGACGACGAAGCCCTTCCGCGGGCCGTCAACGGCGGACCTGCCCCCACCACCCCCAAGCGCAGTATCCGAAACGAATGGATGAACCGACAGTGACCGACGACCAGCACGTCCCCAACGACATCACCGCGGAGAAGATCGTCCTCGGATCCATGATCGAGTCCGAGCACGCCGCCGAGCGCGCCGGGTCGATGGTGACCGCCGGAGACTTCTACCGGCCCGCACACCAGGGCATCTACACGGCCATCGGGAAGGTCCGCGCCAAGCACGACGAGGTGAACGTGGCCCTGCTCGCCGACTACCTGATGGCCGGACCGAACCGCATCCCGGGCGTGGACGCCCTGTACCTGTACGACCTCACCCGCGAAGTCATCAGCCCGGCGAACGCCCCCTACTTCGCCCGCAAGGTCCGCGGCCTGGCGGTCCGCCGCCGGGTGATCGCGTCCGCAACCTCCGTGATCCAGTCCGCGCACCTGCTCCCCGACGAGGACCCCGCGGATGCTGTCGCCGGTCTCGCACAGAAGGCCGTGGACGAGTTCTCCGCGGTCCGTGACTACGAGTCCGGCGACAACCTGGAGACGATGACCATCGACGAGTTCCTCGCCGTCGAGGACGAGGCTTACGACTGGATCGTCCCGGGGTTGCTGGAGCGCGGCGACCGGCTGATGCTCACCGGTGGGGAAGGTCTCGGCAAGTCGACGCTGTTGCGTCAGTTGGCGGTGTGCATCTCTGCGGGGCTGCACCCGTTCGAGCACACCCCGATCGAGCCGAAGCGCGTCCTGGTCGTGGACGCGGAGAACTCGGACACGCAGGCGCGTCGGAAGTTGCGCCCCCTGCACGCGCAGGCCCGGCTCCAGGGGTTCCCCATCAAGGAGTCGAACCTGTGGGTGGAGCCGAAGATCGGCGCTCTGGATCTGCGCCAGGACAAGACGGTGTCGTGGCTGCTCAAGCGCATCAACCTGATCAAGCCGGACGTCCTCGTGATCGGGCCGCTGTACAAGCTCACTCCGAAGGCGTTGCAGACCGACGATGACACGGCGCCGATCCTCGCGGTGCTGGACATGATCCGTGATCAGGGCATCTGCCTGCTGATGGAGGCGCACGCCGGCCACGCGATCGGCGCGGGGGGTAAGCGCGACTACCGGCCCCGCGGTTCCGCGTCGTTGATGGGTTGGCCGGAGTTCGGGTACGGGGTGCGGCCCTCGGATGTGGCGGCGGCGGAGGGTACGCGCCGGGTGGAGTTGGTGCCGTGGCGTGGAGACCGGGACGAGCGGGATTGGCCGGAGGAGCTGGAGTCCGGCGGGAAGTGGCCCTGGTCGAAGGCGTTGCCTGCCGGGTTCACGCCGACCGCGAACCCGTATGCGAAGGGTGCGTGACGGCGATGACCACTTCGCGTCACGGGTCTCGCGCCCGCTACGTCGCCGGGTGCGGGTGCGCCCCCTGCACGTCCGCGCACTCCGCCTACAACGCCGCCCACAAGCGCGCCGCCCTGTACGGACGGCCGACCACCGACCTCATCGACGCCGAGCCCGTCCGAATCCATGTGCGAGCCTTGCTCGACGCGGGGATGGGTACTCGGGCCATTGCTGAGGCCGCAGGCGTGGACAGGAAGCGGGTCACCACGTTGCTGAACGGCCGCGGCGACAGGGGAGCTCCGCCCACCCGCCGTCTCAAGCCGGAGACTGCCGCCGCCCTGCTCGCTGTCACCGTGACCTTGCCCGACCACGCGCTCGTGGATGCCGCGGGTACCCACCGACGCATTCATGCCCTGGTGGAGCGCGGGTGGGCGATGGTGCGTCTTGCGGAGCGGCTCGGTGTCAAGCCATCGAACTTGTCGAGGCTGATCCGCGAGGATCTGGTGACCGCGGCCACGGCCCGCAAGGTGGCCGACCTTTACGACCAGATGTGGGACCAGGCGCCCTCGGAGAACACCCCGCAGGAGCGCAAGGCAGCGTCGCAGGCACGCAGCCTCGCCAGTTCGCGCGGATGGCTGCCTCCGGCCGCGTGGGACGACGACCTCATCGACGTGCCCGAAGCGGACCTCCAAGCGGAGATCGCGCGGCGGGTCGACCGAATGGACGAAGCGGAGCTTCGCAGCGCCCACAACTCGTGGCGCAAGTACAAGGATCCGGCCCCGCTAGTCGTGGCCGCCGGCCGTGAGTACGCACGGCTGGTGTACGAGCGCAAGTCCGCCGCATAGGTGCGCCCCGCCAGCTGGTATCTGGCGGGGCACGCCCCCGATCCTCTCATGCGCCCGCACAGCGCACGCTGACGGCTCTACGGGACTGTCAGCACCCCGAGTCACACTCAAGAAATCTGAGCGTCTGACGCTCACCTGAAGCCCCGGGAGGGGACATGTCTACGCAAACCGGCCGCCCGCCACTCCACGAGGACTACTGGGACGTCTGCAAGGTGTCCGTGCTCGTCCTGACGCAGCAGTTCGCCGCCCAGACCTTCGTCATGCGGCACACGGGCCTCTCCTACGACCGGACCCGCCGTGTCCTCGACCTCATGGAGGAGTGGGGGATCGTCGGCCCCGCGGACGGCACCATCGCCCGCGACGTCCTGCGCAGCCGCGACGAGCTCGGCGCGGTCTTGGACGAGCTGCACGAGGACTGGGAGCGCAGCACTGCGTGGATCCGCGCAGCCGCAGCAGAGGGCGCCCGACCCGCTGGGGAGGACCCCCAATGACCCCGACTGACGCTCAGGTTGCCGCTGTGATGGCCGCGATCGTCGCCCCGGACAGCGAGCAGCCCCGCAGCGTGGCCGTGGAGTTCCAGCGGTGGCAGCTGGAGCAGACCATCCGGCGTGTGTGGCCGCACATCGCAGCGCAGGTCATCGCTTCCGACCACGAGCTTTCCGAACCCACCATCACCAAGGAGTCCTGATGTCCCTGCCGAGCCTGACTGTGACCGCGCGCCTCGTCGACGCCCCTGAGATCAAGTGGAGCCAGTCCGGAACCGCGATCGCGAAGCTCCGCCTCGTGTCCAACTCCCGCCGCAAGAACCCGCAGACCGACCAGTGGGAGGACGGAGACACCTGGTGGGGACGCGGCACGGCGTTCGCTCGCACCGCCGAGGCCATCGCCGAGGCGAACCTCCAGAAGGGCGACCTCGTGACGGTGCGCGGGGAGATCAAGACCGACCAGTGGGAGAAGGACGGCCAGAAGCGCAGCGCGGACGAGGTGATCATCCGGGAGATCGGGCGGGCGTTGATGCCGCCCCGCCAGCAGCAGGGCGGGGGCGGTGGGTTCGCGGCGAACGGTTCCTACGGCCAGCAGTCCGGCGGGTTCTCCGGCGGGCAGCAGCAGGACGACCCGTGGGGGAGCAGCGGCCCCACGGTCACGGACCCGCCTTTCTGATGTCCGCTCTGCGTGGCTTAGACGGGGTGGGTCGGATGTACGCGGTCGTGTGCGCTTCCTGCGGCATCGACCACCGTTCCCGGCTCACCCCGCGCACCGCATCGGACGCCCGCCATCTCGCCCGGAAGGACGGATGGCGGGCACCCACCAGCAAGGCCAAGCGCGGTCGGGGCGACCTGTGCCCCGACTGCCGGACGAAGGAGCACCATGCCTAACCAGCGGGCCTACGAGGCCGTGTACGCGTACATCAACAGCATTGGCGGGTACCTGCCGCCCGACGAAGCGCACCGCAACGCCATGATCTGGCGGGCCGTGGAGGCCGTGCGGCCCATCATCGCGAGCGAGACACTTGAGGCCGCCGCCCACCACCTCGATGTCATCGAGTCGGCATCCGCAGAGGAGCTTCCGGTGCGCCCCAGTCCTGGTGAGTACCTGAGGGCGCGAGCAGCGGGAGGCGGAGGTGTCTGACACCCTGACCCGTCTCACGTTCGCCCTACACGCTGAGTTGTGCCGCCAGCACGACGTGCAGCCCGAAGGTCACAGCATGTGCGGGGATTTCGCGGCATTGCGGGACGACGCACAGCGGCTGGCGGAGATCGCGCTCGCGGTGGTCGCAGAGGAGTGACAAGAGGGCCCGGGGTGAGTGAAGCACCCCGGGCCCGCGTCAGCATCGCACACCGTCATGAGAGCAGGCAGGACAGGGGTACCATCCCCGAAACCGTATGGAGGGCACGTGATCATCGCTATACGCATCCTCGGCACTGAGGTGTTGGCGTTCGACCTCACGACCGCGCAGCAGGAGCGGGAGTTAGCGGAGCGTGAGGATCGCGCCAGCAAGGCGACAGGGTTGCCGTTCGGCTTCTCTGGCGGATCGCACGTCCATCTGGAGACCGACTACCGGGACACCAGCGAGGAGGTGCAGGCGTGACGACCCCGACGCAGATCACCCCCGCCCAGCAGCTCGATGCCGCCGAGCGGCAAACCGACGAGGAGATCCAGGCGATCATCACCGCTGCGGTCGCGGCTGGTCTCAGTGGTGCGGCAGTCCTCGCGGTGTTGGCGGCGCTCACGGGCGCGGTCACGAGTGCGGCGCAGCGGGGGTTCACGGTGGGCGCTCAGATCGTCCTACAGGGCGCGGCGGGCAGGCGTGCACGGATGCGTCAGCTCACGGTGGAACCCCTGCCCACGTCGGTTGAGGTGGACGTCAGGGCCGTCGTGGAAGACGTGGCCCGGAGGATCGACGCGGCCATCGCGGGGGAGCCTCCCGACACGACGACCGCACCTGTCACGCCCACGCCCGCACGGGTGGAGCTCGACCGGTTCCGGCGGCGGATGCGCATCCTCGCGGTCACGAAGATCCACCAAGCGGCGTCGTCGGCGACGTTCAGCTACGCGCGCTGGCTGGGGTTGGACCTGGAGTGGGTGACACGTCGGGACGGCAGGGCGTGCGCGGTGTGCGCCAGCATGAACGGGAAGCGGATCCCGAGCGGCGAGAAGTTCGCGGATCCGCGCGGCCCCGGCGTCCCCCGCAAGCTATGGGACGGTTTTCAGGGGCTGCCGCCAGCGCACCCGAGCTGTCGCTGTAGGCCAGTTCCAGTCAACACCCGCTAGCGAGAGGACCAGTAATGAGCAGCTTCCACATCACCAGCAACGAACAGGTCATGGGCGGGCTCACATCGGCTACGACCCGCTACACCTGCCCCATCGAGTCGTGCGGCTGGCACTACGACGAGACTCCCACGGCGGACCTCAGTCTCCTCGGGACGGTGCCCTTGGCGGAACTCGCCGCAGCCACCGCCCGTCGGTCCGCTGAAGTCCGCGAGGACATGTGCCGTCGCCATCTGGACTCTCACGATGCCGTGGAGTACGCCACTGAGATCCACCGGCTGCGGACCAAACTCGCGGCAGCCCGGACATAAGAAGAGGGCCCGCATCCCCCGATGGCAGGCCCTCTCCCACTGCTGAGAAGATCGCTCTTCCCCGTGGTCACATAGTACGACCACGGGGGAGAATTCATGACGTACCACCTGTCCTGCCGCCTGTGCCAGTCCGAGATGGACTCGGGCGTTGTGTGCTCACCGTGCGTGGGCGGGATGATGGCGGACCTGCGCGCCCTGTGGGCTACCGGGGACCTGCACGGCCTGGACGTCGACCTCGAGATCGCGATCGCGAAGCAGGCGCGGTTCGGTGGCGGCGGTGGAGGCCGTGGGGGTGGCGATGAGATCCCGCTCCTCATCAACGAGACCGCGTCCGACGTGCGCCGCTACCTGCACTCGATGCTGTCCACGTGGTGCCGGGTCATCCTCGACCAGTGCGGCGGAACCGCCCCTGCGGACACAATCGCTGGGATGGCTCAGTGGCTCCACGGGCAGGGCGTCATCATCCGGTCCGCCGAGTGGGGCGACGAGTGCGTGCAGCAGATTCGGTACGTGGTGCGTGAGGTGCGGCGGTGTGTGGACCGGCCGGCGGAGCGCATCTACGCGGGGGAGTGCCCGGACTGCGGGGGTCAGGTGTACGGACTCGCCGGCGCCGACCGAGCGCGGTGCCGTGTGGAGGGTTGCGACGGGGAGATCGAGGACCCCGAAGCGCGGCGGGATGAGGCGGTGAAGCGGGCGGTCGCAGCGGCGCCCGAGCGGCTGGTGACGGCAGCGGAAGCGGCGATGGCGTCCAGGGCGCTGGGGCGGCAGATCACCGACCGGGCCGTGCGGAAGATGGCGGCCGAAGGACGGATCGTGGCGGCGACCTCGGCGCGGCCGGCGAAGTACCGGCTCGGTGACATCATGGCCGTCCTCCAGCACAAAGAGCGGGCGACAGCCTGCTAACTAGCATGCTAGTCGTGGGCATGACGAAAGCCCCCGCCCTCCGAAGAGGACGGGGGCGAGGTGCGGCGGCTACTTCACCGGGACGTCGGGGCGAGGGGTGTGCGGGGCGAGGTACCCGGCGGCGAAAGTGACCATGAGGCTGACGACTCCGACGACGACCGCGTCGAGCGCGGACAGGTCCACGTCGGGGAGCAGGCCCGCAGCGAGCGGGGTGAGGATGCTGGCGATCGCTGCTACGACGACCTTCACTTCAAGACGCATGATGCTCTTCTCTCTCAGAGTGTGGGGTTACAGCCAGCTCCAGCCGTTGCTCACGTGATCGCCTCCTCCCACAGGGCACGCCAGGTCTGCGCCCCGGTGAGGCCGTCGACGGCGAGCCGCTTCTCGGCCTGGAACTGGCGGATGGTGCTCCCGAGCGCCTGGTCGTACCGGTCGCCCTTGGCCACGGACCAGCCGCGCTCACGCAGCCGGTCCCGGATCTGCCGGATCCCAGGACGCGCGCTGGCGTGGTAGCCGGAGTGGTTGCGGAAGTTGCTGCTCTCGGGCCCGTACCAGTGGCCACTCTTCAGCGGGAACGCGGGAGCCTTCGTGCCGGGCTTCGTAGGCCTGGACGGCGCCGGCGCGGACCCGCTTCCCACGCTGCGGAAGTCAGCCGACTTCCACCACGTGTGGTTCTTCGACCCAGGGCACGACGTGGAGTTGATGTCCTTGTGGCCCTTGCGGTCGAGGGTGCGTCCGGCCCGGCGGCACGCCTCGTCGTACAGGGCGATCACGGTGCGCTTGGCCGCGTCGGTCATGCCGTCGCGGCCGATGAAGCAGATACCGATCCCCTGCGTGTTGCGGGGCGCGGCGTGGGCGCCGACGACGGTCCAGCCTCGCCCCTCGTAGGCGGCCCCCTCGGCGTCGACGAGGAAGTTGTAGCCCACGTCCGACCACCCGTTGCCGTCCATGTGGTGGGCCTGGATCTGGCGGGGGGTCTGCGACTCGGGGCCGTAGGAGTAGTGGAGCGTGACCTCCTGCCGGGCCGACCAGGGGACGGTCTGCCGGGAGCGCGGGGCGCGGGCGCCCCACGAGGAGCGGGAGCGGATCGGGACCATGGGCGGGTGCCTCCTGGGCATGAAAAAAGCCCCCTGGGGGGCGTATATGGAGAAATCGGGCTTAGTGTGGGGCGCGGTGCTTCGCCCGGCGGACCCTGCGGTGCAGCAGCCACGCCCACCCGATCGCGACGAACGCGGCAGTGAAGACGGCAAGACGGGCGAGCGCGTGCCCGGGGAACTCCCCGAACCAGTTCCTCGCAGCGACCAGCGTCAGCACTAGCGCGAGGGACACGAGCGTGGTCATGACCAGACGGCCACCCGGGTTGCCCCACCAGCGGACACGGCTGTAATCGAGAGCGAACACCCACATGAGCAGGGCCGCCAGGGTTGCCATCACGGTTCCTGCCTCATACATCGGGCTCCCCCTGAAGCGCGGACCAGATCAAGGGTCCGAAGTGGTTCTGTTCGCGCTGGCGGCGAAGTCGTGACGTGACATCCCGGATCTCGTCGTCGCGGTCGCGGGCCTGCTGCACGCCGCGCTCTGTACGTTTGGCGAGTTCGTGGATTTCCTCGGAGGTGACCGGGGGCGGAGAGAAGGTGCGGACGATCCGATCCAGCCACGACCTCATGAGACTCCCCCCGGCCCTTGGTCGGCGGCGACCTTGCGGATCTCCTCCAGGGCGTGCGCGGTGGTGCGCCCGGATTCGAGGAGTGCCGTGATCTGGTCGGCTTGCCTACAGTTCCGGTCCTGCTCGGAGGCGAGCACGGCCTTGAGTTCGGCTATGCGCTCGTCGCGCGCCGACAGCAGCCGCTCCACGGTCCCTCCGGGCACGAGCCTGCCGGTGAGGATCATGAGGATGCCGAGAGACAGGAGCCCGCCCGCCCCGAGCTGCAGGAAGGGCGCTAAAGCGGACAGGGCGTCCAAAGGGTCTCCTATTCGTCCATGTCGGGCGGGTCGGGCGGGTAATCCTTGCCCGTGCCAGGCGGGGTGGGAGGCGGCGACCCGGGGTCGACGGGCGGCGGCTCCGTCGGAGGATGCTCGATGATCGGCGGCGGGTCGATGACGGGGATGTCCTGCGTGCCAGGTTCAGTGGGCTCGGTCGGCTGCTCAGGTGCGGGTTCGTTCATCAGGGCTCCTAGGTGAGGGGTTCGACGACGATGCTGTGCTCGTAGGTGGTGTAGAAGGACACACCCGCCCCGGTGGATCCGGAGGAGATGTTCCACGACGGGGTGAGCGTGTAGGCCGAGTTGCCGGTGAGGTCCAGGTAGATGGTGCGCGAGCAGCACTGCATGAGGACGCCCCGGGCCGACCATGCGCGCCCCACCGCTGCTGGCACGGAGGATGCCCCGGACAGCGCGAAACCGAAGTGGACCGTAGACGTGCTGGTGGTGGTGTTCCCTGCTGCGGCGGTGATCGTGATCCGGACCCGCCCGGACCAGCCAGTTTTGAAGCTGATCGCGGGGTAGGCGGCGCTGGAGAAGGTGTTCCAGCCGCCACTGAAGGTCCCCGACGGTGCGGTGACCATGTCCGTGCGGACCGGGGCGTGTCTGGGGGCGAGCAGCGAATGGGTGGATGCGAGTTCCACGGCGCCATCGCTGGTCGTGTCCGTGGACCCGCCGACCAGCTCGCCCTGGAGGTAGTGCATTCGCGCGGCGTGGTTGATGACCGTGCTGGGGCGGGCTGTGTTCGCGCCCTCCACGTGGATGATCGACCGGCGGTCCGCGCCCGCGCCTGACACCGACACGGGGGATTGAAGCGACAGTGTCGGGGCGTCCGTGGATCCGCGACGGAAAGCATAGATCGTCCCCGGCGCTGCGGCTGGCTGCCCCACCGTGGACGCCTCAGGGCCAGCAGAGATGCCCGCCCAGCCCGTCTGGGCGTCCACCCGGATTGAGGACCCGGTGCCGGAGGTCCACTCCCCTCGGGCCTCGGTGGGCGTCGCCACGATCGTCACTCGCGGGTCGGTCAGGGAGTTCCGCACCGACCAGATGGCCAGCTGGGATGCCGTCGGCATGGCGGTGCCCGTGACGGAGGGAAGCCCATCGGCTGACAGGGCGGAGGAGTCCAGGACGAAGGACACGCTCTCCGGGAAAGCTGCGAATCCCGCGAGCGGGGAGCTGGCGCTGAAAACATCCGACCTCGCGATGAAGTTCGCCTGCGCGCCGGCCGTCAGTGCCGCCCCCATGGTGCCCGATTGGACCCTGGTCGCGACGCCCGTCGTGGTGGACTCGATCGTGCCCGTCGCCCCGGAGGGCGAGGACATCAGGAAGCGGGAGCTGCTGATCTCGCTGGCGACCACGGAGCCAGAGAAGATCGAGTCGTCGCCCTCGAAGATGACCTGGAGTTCTCCCGATTCCCCGTACTTGCGGAACCCTGTGCTATCCATCTCCACACGCGCACCTGTTGGGTCGCCCGCGATGATGCGCGTGCCGAGGACGATTTCCGCGGCGAGCTTGGCCGCGGTGACCGCGCCGGCGGTGATGTGTCCGGCCTCGATGGCGTTCGCGGCGATCTTCGCAGCGTTGACGGCGAGCGCTTGCAGCTTGGGGGTGCTGATCGCATCGTCGGCAATCTCCGTCTCCGTGATCGACCCCGGGCCCGGGACGCCGCCTACTCCTTCGGGGACACCAGACGCCTCCCCGGACGGTGCGCCCTCCACCCCGCCAGTGCCCACGGGCACGAGGAGCACGTAGTAGGTGGTGCCGACATCCAGGGGGACGACGGGGGCGAGCCCACCCGAACGGGGGATGCTTACCTGGAAGGTGGTCTGTGACGGGGTGAAGCCGCTGGTCGTGCTCACGTGCACGGACACGTGGTCCAGGTCCGAGGGCAGCGCCGCCTCGGCGTCCGCCATGAGCCCATCCCATTGCACCATCAGGCCCACCGGAGCCGCGGCCACGATCGGAGTCGAGGGGGCGGGCGAGGGCTCCCCGCCCTCGAAGCCCAGCCCCGGCTGGCCGTCTGGCTGATAGCCGATCCGCAACCGAGTCACGCCTTCGCCGTCGCGCACCTCGATGGCCTGGCCTTCCTCCAAGCTGGAGTTCGCGAGCTGGCCGGCGCGCTGTCCGCGTTGGAGGGTGGTGACCTCAGCGCGGAGCTTCGCGACTTCCCGGGCGTACTCAGCGATGGCGCGGCGAGTCTCAGTGTCCACGTCAGGCACCCCCGGGGTAGTCGAAGCGGTCGGACCTGCGGCACGTCACGGTGACCTCGCCGGTTGCGGGTGCGATGTCCAGAGCGGTGATGCGCACCCACAGGCGGGTTGGCATCCATCCGGTTCGGGTCTGTACGAGGACGTCGTCGCCCACGGCGAAGGTGCCGATCTGGGCGTTGGGGTGGTCCCTCACGGTGAAGCCCAAGATGTCCACGACCTGCGACCAGCGGCGGAGTTCTTCTTCCGCGACCGCCTTGCACTCGGCGACGGTGGTGAGGTCGGGTCGGTCGACCGACTTCGCTCGGAGGAGACGGCCGTCCCTCTTGGAGACGGTGGATCGGAGCTGCTTGGAGCCTTCGCCGGAGCCGTACACGGTGACGCTGTTCGCGTAGTCGTCGCCGTCCCTGCGGACCGCCACGAGTTCGCTGATGTTCGCGCCCTCCACGAACACCTCGCGAGTGAGGCGCTTCCCGAGGCGCGGGTAGCCGAAGTGGATGTGCCGCACCACGGACTCACGGGAGCTGTCAGCCCACCGCAGGGACTCCAGCCAGTCGAACGGGGTCTGGGTCGCCAATGTGGTGACGCGCTGCCCGATCTCTACGTCGTCCCACCAGGGAATTTTGTATTCCCAGTACACCTGCTTGCCAGTTGCCGCTACGGGGCGTTTGTCCTTGCCGGGATCCCAGATGCGGTCGATGGGGATCGGGTTCGGTGCGACTTCCTTCGCGGGGCCGAGCGTCCCGTCCTCTTTGAGGACGCGGGTGTTGTGCCACTCGCCGAGGCGGTACGGGGTGGTGGTCGCGTCGAGGGTGACGGCCAGGTTCCCGTCCGGCTGGCCTTGCAGCCACCCCCACAGGGCGCGGACGACGTCCAAGGGGTCGACGCCGTTCCCGGTGGTGCCGTCGGTCTTGCCGCCGAAGGTGAGGTTGTTGCGGAGCGGCTGCCCCTCCAGCCACCCGCTGACGCCCGTCATGTCGAGGGTGAGCTTGGGTCCGGTCGCGGTGATGCCCGTGAGGATCCCACCGCCCCGCAGCTGGCCGGACGCTTCGGCAACGATCATGGTCTGCCACAGCTCCAGGACCAGGCCGCCGTCCGGAGTCCTCAGCGCCTGGTACTCGGGGTCGATCGTCGCGGTCATGCGCCCGGGGCCGGACAGGGTGGTGGTGAGACGGACGTCCGAGAGCGGAAGCTCCCTGTGAAGCCACTCGCCCGTGAGGGCATTGAACGCGTAATACCGCCACTGCGACGCTGGGGGGAGAGGTTCCTGCAAGGGGATCATCAGGCCCCCTACAGTTCAGCCTGAGGCGCGGCCTGCTCGCGGAATTCGAGGTCCACGGAGAAGTTCGCCCAGCCGTCAGCGACGAGGAAGACGTCCCGGCCGACGTCGCACTTCGCGTACATGCGCAGGTCCACGGCCATGCCGCGCATCGCGACCGGAACGTTCGCCTGCGCGGCAAGCCCGACGGAGCACCGGTAGCCGTTGGAAGCGCTGGTGCTGTTGAAGTTGTAAGCGGTGGAGGCCGTGTTGATGACGTTGCCGCCAGATCCCACCAGGCCCACTCGCACCTGTCCGCGCGCGTCGTAATCGCCGCCTGTGCCTCCGGGCGCGGGATACATGACGTTGAGCCAGTCCGCTCGGACCTGCACCTGCGTCGCCCACTCGGGGATGGTCACGGTCCAGTCGTGCTGGGGCCATCTCTCAAAGTCCGAGGTGAAGTCGGCTTCGTCGTAGCGGCCGTCCTCCAGGCCCTGCCCGCGCTGCACTCTCAGCTCGCGGAGCCGCTTGGGGTTGGCCATCTGGCGGACGTCGGTGATCATGCCGCTGGTGATGGTCGCGGTGTTCGCGGGGATGTCGAGGCGGGCGAGAGCGACCCCGGTCATCCCCGGCGGGACGTCGGTGGTGGTGTTGGTGACGCCCTCGATGACGCGGAAGTAGTAGACGGGGTCGACGGTGACGTCGTGCGACCAGGGCGTTCCACTGATGTTGGGGTCCTCGACCCGGAGGACCACGAGGTCGGAGCGTCCACCACCCGACCCGGTCGGGCTGATCGCGATCTCCTGATCACCCACGTTGAAAGCGAAGTAGCTGCCCTGGAAAGCGGCCTCCGCACCGAGGATCGTTGCCCCGCCGGAGGTCGCCCGCACGCTCGTGCCCGGGACGGTCAGCGGCAGGATCCGCAGGTGGCCGCTGTCCACCACCCCGTTGCGGGAAGCCGTCCCCGACTGAAGCTGAAGGCGAGCGATCCGCGACGACGACTGCGCGCCCTCTACCGCCCAGGAGTCCATCTCCAAAGCCATCTGATCTCCTAGGGGGTCTCGTAGGCGTCGCGCCAGCTGATCGTGCACGTGGACTGGCCGGAAAGGTCCGTGCCCCTGTACGCGAGGACGGTCTGGCCGACGGGGAGTCGGAAGTCCGACAGGGCGGCGCCGCGGGCGACGCCGGCGAAGCTCGCTCCGTCGTCGCGGAGGATGGTCTGAGCCCACGGGCGGGTGTCGATGGTGATGCTGCGGTCCGCGGCGAGGGTGGTGTCGAGGCGGAGACTGCGCCCGGTGCCGACGAGCTCGATCGACGGTTGCGCGACCGGGCCTCGGATCGTGATGACAGGCCACGACGGCTTGTTGCCGAGGTTGGTCACGGCGTCCTGCCGGACTCCCTGCGCACCCCAGGTGATCGGCCACGTGACAGGCCACGTGATGCCCGTGCCCGCGGCGGTGACGAGGGTGAGGGTGACGGACCTGCCCGCACCGTCGACACCGTCCGCGTAGAAGGAGGCGTCGACGGTCTGGAAGGTGGCCGTGAGGTCCACGATCCCGTCCTGACGTTGCCTCTGCGAGGACGGTGTGAGCCTGCGTGGTCGCCCGTAGGCGATCATCGTGGGCGACCCGGGGAGCCGCATCCGCAGCGGGACCACAGCCCTCGGTGTCGCCCTGGTCGTGCTCGCATCCCACACGGCGGCCAGAGCAGACCACGCCGACCGGGAGTCCGCGGCTGCGGTCGTGTCCGTCCACAGGTCGAGGGTGATTGTCCGCCCGTCGTGGTAGTCGATGCCCGCCTGTTCGCCGTCGGCGCCCGGGGTGGGCTGGCCTCCCAGCCGCATCCCCGGGTCGCCGATCTGGAGGTCGTCGGACTGGATCGAGGTGAGGTCGCCGAAGACGACCCCGCCCAGCTCGTACTGCCGTTCTTCGAGGTCAGCCATCTGCGTACCGACCTCCCTTGCTGATGACCCGGATTTCGTGGGTCATGGTGTCGGCGAGTTCGCGGATGCCGTCGTCAGCGCTGTGCAGGTGGAAGGACTGGCTGCCCACGAGGGGCGAAGAGCTGCCTCCGGCCGGTGCCTGCGTTGTGGCCTTGCCTGCGGTGGCGAGCATCCGCGCCGACTCGGCGTTGGAGTAGACGCGCGCGGGGTCGTCGAAGCGGGCAAGCTCGGGCCCGTCCTCCCCGACGACTGCCCACCCTGAGGCGACGCCGCCGTCGGCGTACCCGGCGATCTCCCGGATCTGCCGGACCAAGGGCGACATGCCGGAGCGTTCGTCCTGCTCCCTGTCCTGCCTGACGATGTCCGCGATGGACACGAGCCCGCCGTGAGCGAAGCCTGCCGCGCCCCAGTTCGGGCGGAAGATCGCGCCGCCCGAGTAAGGAGCCGCGGTGACGTTGTTGGACTGGTTTCCGCCGATGCGCCGGCCACCACCGGGTGACGCGACGAGGTTGACATGCGACGTGCCGTACACGGCGACGTCGCCGGGCTGCGGGGAGTTCGTGCGCGGCATCCCGGACGTGTAGTAGTCGCCCGTCCACGCCGTTCTGGCGGCCCCTCCGAGTGCCCGGGAGGCACCCGACTGGGAGAAAAGCCAACTGATGAACATCGCGCACCACGGGGCGCCATCCATGCCATACCAGCTGGTGATGGCGTTCCGGTTGTTGCCGCCCGACTCCGGGTAGCGGCCGATGGACGCCTCAGCGAGCCCGACCACGCCCATCGGGCCCTGGACGGAGGACTTGAAGTCCTCGGCCATGCTGTCGCCGATACGGCCGATCAGCGAGTTGACGAGGATTTCCCACTCGGGTCGGATGTCTCGTTTGTGGTCGTCGATGACATCCCACGCAGTGGAACCCGCGCCCCGGGAGACACGGCCTCCCTTCGCGAATCCCTGTACTGCACCCTTGGGGATCTGCTTGTGCCGCACGGCCTCCATGAAGCCCACGCCGTAGTGGTCGACGACGTGCGTGGGCTGGACGAACTCACCATCGGACAGCCACGCGGGGATGCTGTCGGACGTTGCCGTGCCCGGCCCGGACACCGGACCGCCGACCGCGAACGTCGACGCTGACGCGCCCCTGAAGGGGTTGCTGTTCGACGCGGACGCGGACACTCCTGCCCACGTGCCGTTTGCCCTGACCTCGATGGCGGTGCGCACGTCCGAGGGGATACCGAGGTACTCATCGGCGAGATCCTCGGCCTCGGACGATGTCAGCCCCATCTGCCGGGCCACACGCACGAATTCCTCGCGCCCGCGTGCTGCCGTTGCGGTCTGCTCCTCGACGGACTCGCCGTTGAGCCGCGTGGCCTCGGTGTTCGCGATGGTGGTGTCGCGGATCTGGCGCAGGGCAGCCTCGTTGTTGCGTCCCTGGTCGGTGTGCACGTCCAGCGTCGCGCCGTTGGTCGCGATCGACTCGGTAGCGGCGTCCACGGCCGCTTGGAAGTTCGACTCCGCTTCGACCGCGCCGACGTGCGCGCCGGTCAGTGCGTCGAGAGCCGTCTTCAGGTCGCGGGCCTGGAACGCCCCCTCAGCCATCGACGCGTTGAGCTCGTCCTGCCCCTCCCTGACCGGGCCCATCGCCTCCGTCTGGCGACGGTACGACTCGCCCGCCCCATCGACCGCGGTCGCTTCCTCCTCGATGGCGTCCCGCAGCTCCATGAGCTGAGTGACCGACCCGGACCACTGCTGGTGGCTGATCTCGCCCGCGTCGTACATGCGGTCATAGGCGGCGATCTGCTCGTCGATGCTGCCGACAACCTCGTCGTAGGCTCCGCCCTGCCGGAGGACAGCGTCGGTGACGCGGTCGGTGGAGAAGCCGAGACGCTCGGCGAGCTGGAGGGCCTCCTCTTCTTCGAGGTTCTTCACGGCAAGGGCACGCGCGGACTCTCCGAGCGCCCCGGCGTCCGCTTGGATGGCGGCGGTGTACGCCTCCGTCTCCTGGCGGGCGCGGGCCTTGGCGGACGCAAAAGCGCCGAGGGCGATGACGCCGGCGGCGATCGCGATGCCCCACGGGCCTCCGAGGGCGCCGACCGCACCGGACAGGGCTCCGGAGAAGCGCGAGGTGCCGGTCGCTGCGGTGGTGGCGTTGGTGCCGACCGTGGACAGGCTGGACGTGTACTCCCGGATGTGCCCGGGGAGTTCCCGCATGGGCTGGATGAGAGCCGTGTTCGCGCGTCCGAACAGGTCGAACGCGACGGACGCGGTCTTGACCGCGACGGCGAGCTGGATCAACCACGGGGCGGTCTCAGCAACAGCGGATATGGCCCCGGCGAGGACGGTGAGGCCTTCGGCGTAGACCACGCCGAGGGGGCCGAGGGCGACGCCGACGTCGATCGCAGCGGTCGCGATGGACCCGAACGTGTCCACGAAGGTGGGACCGTTCTGAATGGTCCACTCGATGAAGGATGTGAAGTTGGAGCTGTCGTGCCCCCATGCGGCGAACCGGGCCGTCATGTCCTCCAGGCCGGGCCCGACCTCGTTCCACAAGGGCTCCATGCTGACCGCGAACCCGGCTGCGCCGGACGCGAGGTTGCCGAGGGAGCGGCCGAAGGTGAGCGTGGACGGGGTTGCCTGCCGGGAGAGGAAGGAGAAGAAGCTGTTCCACCTCGGGTTGCCGAGCGCCTCCCGCGCCTCATCGCCGAGGGTGGAGAGTGCCGAAGCGGTACGGTTCGTCGCCGGGGCGAGTAGGCGCAGCCCGACGTTGGCGACGTCGAGACCGCTGGCGGCGGCCTGAAGGACAGGCCGGTCCGTTGCCGCCCGGAAGGTCTGCCACGACGCGGTGAGCCCACCCATGGAGTCGCGGAACTCCTGCTGCCCAGCGGTCAGCTCACCCGTCGCGGCGTTGGCTTCGCGGATCGCGGGGACCGCGGCCAGAGCGAAACCGAGCGCACCCACACCGGCCGCCGTGAAGCCCGACGCGACCGCGCCCAGTCCACCCGCGAGCGCACCCACGGCGGGGATCAGCGGGGGGATGAGGGTGGTGATCGCGAGGACACCAGCAGGGCTGACGTCGGAGAAGTCCCGCTGCTGGCTGCCGGGCTTGGGCTTGCTTCCACCACCCCCGCCACCCGTAGGTGCAGAGGGGGTCTTCGGGGTCGCCGCAGCGATGGGCCCGCCACCGCTGGTGTTGACGCGCATGTTGATGACGCGCCCGTCGAGCCGGTCCGCTGCCTTCTCGGCACGGACCAGGCTGGCGAGCGCGGTACGGGTGTCCGCTGACACGGTGATGCGCGGGGTACGCCGGCCGAGGTTGTCGACCTGGCGGCGGAAGGCGTCGAGCTCCTGCTTGGCCTTCGTCGAGTCCAGGCCGACGGGCACGTCCATGCCCCGACCAGCGTGCTTCTGAAGCTCAGCTCGCAGCCGGGGCCCGAAGCGCTTGAGGTCGGGTAGGACGTCGACCCACACTGATCCGGCGTCGGGCATGGCACCCCCTACGTGTCTTGCTGCGGTGGTGGCTTGACCAACGTGAGGTGCCTCTTGGGTGGCGCGAATCTTTCGAGGTACGCCTGTTTGCGCGGGTCGGGGCGGCGCGACTGCCGTTCCTGCGCAGCTTCACCCTTCGCGACGGGCACCGGGTACGGGTGGATGTCCGGGGGTTCGCCCTTGAGGCGACCACCGACCCACATGACCCGCATGAGCGCCTGGAGCCGGGAGTCGAGCAACGCCAGTTGGTCGTTCAGCTCCGACCACGGCCGCCCCGGGTCGCGTCCGGTGAGCGCGGCGCGGGTGCGCGGCATGCGCGCCATGTCGTGGATGACGAGGAGGACCATGCGCCGCATGGTGATCCGGCCGGCGTAGAAGTCGCAGATATCGACCGGGTTCGGGCGGTCGAGGAGGTCAAGTTCGACTTCGCGCGGGTGCTCCTCTAGGACTGCGAGGAGCTGTTGCCTTCCCCCCGGGTGGCCCCAGCCATGTCGTCGAAGTAGCGGATGACACGGCCGACCTCGCGGCTGCTGTGGTCGAGGAAGTCGTCCATCTGGGAGGAGTCCGCGAGTGCGCCGCGCGCCCACGCCATGATGTCGCCGATGGCGAACGCGCGGTTCGCGTTGTACGACCACTCCGCGAGCGGCTTGAAGGTGAAGGTCGACCCGTCGGCCATGACGAAGGTGGCGTCGGTCTCCATCGCTTCGGAGATCTGCGCGCCCTTATTGTCGGGCAGGTCGGCGACGGCGATCGCTCCCGTGGGGGCGGCGGTCTTCTTCGCGACGGGCTTTCGGGCAGCGGTCATGGTGATTCTCCTCGTGTTCACGCAGGTTGAGCGCAGGTTGGTGTAGGTGGATGGGCGCACCTGCGCGGACGCCCACCCACCGGCCTGTTAGGCGGTGACAGTGACCGCGAGGGTGTCCGTGACGCCCCGGTACGAGGCGGTGATGGTCGCGGACCCGGCGCCGACCCCGGTCACGGTGCCGTCGGCGTCAACCGTCGCAACGAGGGGAGCGGAGGTGTCCCATTCGGCCGTCGCGGACACGTCGTCGGTGGTCTCGTTGTAGAAGGTGGCCTCGGCCGTGAGCTGCGTCGTCGCGGACACGGCGACGGTCGCGGTGCCGTCGACGAGGAGGGTTTCCACGGGCAGCCACATGCCGTCGCTGAGGAAGTAGCGGTTGAACATCAGCCCGTCGCTGGCCTCGTACACGGTCCACGTCAGCCCCGAAGACGTCACGTTCTCGGCGTTCTTGGTGCGTTCGGCGCGGGTCGTGACCTCCGCGATCGCGGCCACGGTCCTCTCGTGGTTGACCCCGTCGAAGGTGTCGACGGCGAGCATGTACTTCTTCTGGCCGGTGGGCCGGTACACGGGGTAGGTGATGATGCCCCCGGGAAGCTCTTCCAGGGCGGACAGGTCGACGTTGTCGTAGAGCGCCTGCGTGTAGACGTTCGTCTCCCACATCGGGGTGGTGAAAGTCTTGGTCACGCCCGTGATATCGGTCCTGACGGGCGACTTGTACCCGAGGGGGCGCTTCTCGTTCCTCTCCTCCTCATACGCCTCAGTGAGCCCCGCAGGGTCGATCGCTCCGAGGTCCCACCACTCCGGCCCGAAAGCGTCCAGGCCCGTCGGCAGCTGCGAGCCGAGCGGTGCCACGTAGCACTTACCGCCGTCGGTTCCGTAGGCCCTGATGGCATTGACGTTGTCCGCCATGTCCCCTCCTGGGGTGGTCAGCCCTGGTGCGGGCATGGAAAAACCCCGGCACCATGAGGCGTCGGGGTCGTGGTCGAGGTGGGTCAGGTGACCCTGAAGGGGCGCAGGTACAGCTCGCCTGTGAAGGCCAAGCCGATGAGGTTGGTGTTGTCGTCGCGGAACGGGGACGGGTTCGACTGGTGGCGGACGCACCCGACGGTGGCCGCGCCACCCGGCGTGTACGTGGTCGCGGGCAGGGTGATGGTCTGCCCTGACATGGCGGCGAAGTGCGCGGACACGTACCCGGCGAGGTCGATCGCTTCGGGGCGGCCCATGTCCTCGCCGCAGCGGATGACGCACTGGAGGCGGGCGATGTCGTGCACCCGCCTGTCAGCAGGCGGCGACGGGAGCCGCACGAACTGGACGATCGGCAGGGACCCCGAGAACAGCTCGGGTTCGGGGAGCTCCGAGCACACCATGCCGACAGCATCCCCGAGGCGTGCACGGTGCCAGGTGATCGCGAACAGCTCAGCGTCCGGGTAGAGGATGACGGGCAGGGCCACGACACCCCCTAGCTGCGTTTGGGTGGCCGCCAGGACGACGGCGGGGCCTTGCTGTCGAGGTAGCTGGCGACGCGTTCCTTCTCCGCCTCAGGGACACGAGGCGCGTTCGAGTCGATCAGCTCCACGGCGCTCGCGAGGATCGTGACGTTGATGCCCGCCGGATAGCCGGGCGCGGACATGATCCGAATGCCGTCGTCCACGGCGATCGGGAGGGGCTTGCCGTCGAGGGTCACCCGCTGCTCGTCGCCGTACCGCTCCACCCGGATGACGGGCAGGTCAGCCATCGGAGGGCTCGTCCTTCTTGGCCACGGGCCGCTTCGGGAGGGGCTTCGGGGCCTCCTCCTGCTTCGGTGCGGGCTTGTCGTCCTTGGGCTTCGACGCCTCCGCGATCTTCACGGCCTCTGCGGGCTTGACCTTCACGATCTTGCCCTTGCCGTCCGCGACGATGCCCGCCGCCTCAGCGCTGGACACGTACACGGTCTCGCCCTGGACGCGCTTCGTGCCGTCGGGGGCCTTGTGCGGGTAGCCGATCTTGACGTGCGGCATGGTTCTCCTCAGGTGTGTGTGGTGCCGCGCGCCGCGAGTTCGAGCGCCTCGGCGAGGTTGTGGGTCGGAGCGGTGCCCGGGTGGTTGATCTCGGCCATTGGGTGAGGTGCGCCGGGATAGAACAACGCCTGCTTGAAGCGAGGGCGGATCACGTGCGGTCGGGTGCCACGCTCAATCCAGTCCGACTTGCGGTCGCGGGCGATGACCCGCCAGCCGTGAGGTTCGAGACGTTCGGTGTCGATGCTGGACACGTAGTCGCCTGTGTCGATGGGGCCACGGCCGCGCGCCATCGCCTGCACACGGCGGGCACGGTTGCGGATGTCGTCGTCCACAGGACCCCACGAACCCAAGCGGTTGATGGTGGCCTGGTTCAGTTCGACGCGGCCCATGTCACCCCTCGATCAGGTCGGCCTTGAGGATCATGTGCGCGAGTCCGCCCACGTCAGGAAGAGTGAACGGGTTGCCGTTGACCTGCCAGAGCTGACCGTCGATCTCGATGCCGTCGGTCGCGACCACGTCCGTCCCGGGCTGGAGGAACACCACGACGGACTTGCTGGTCTGCTCTCTTCCTCCCCGCCGCTCCTCCTTGGTGGCCAGTGACGCGCCGAGGGTTGCGGAGTCGGGTTGGACGCTTGCCTCGTGCGGACCTGTGCGTGTGGCAGCGGCCCAGTCCTTCGTGCTCCGTGACCGATTGCCGTGCGCGTCCGTGACCAGAGGCGGCCTGAGCACGTACACCTCGTCGGTGATGATCGGCAGCACGTCACACCACCCGGGGATGGGCGGGGATCAGGCCCCCGATGCGGAGGATGTCCTGCGCCTGCTGCGAGTACGGGTCGCGGATGACACGGCCCGTGCTGGGGTCGACGGCTCGACCGACGCTGACCTTGTCGACCTTCACAGACGCCTTCTGGATCTCGTCGGAGGGGACGTTGTTGCCCTTCGGGTTGTAGACCGCCTGCGCGCAGGTCGCGTCCCGCAGGGTGTCGATCACGTGCTGCTCGGTGGGCCTGCCGTCGGCGTCCGTGGCGTACACGGCGCCGATCAGCAGACGGTCGACGTCGAGAGAGGCGTCCCGCAGCGCCGTCACAGCACCCGCAGGCGGGGCGTCGAGACCAAGCCAGGTGGCGAGCTCAGCGGGGGTGGCGTACACAAGAGCCACGGAACACCTCCTCCTATGCGGACAGGACGCCGCGCGTGCGCAGCACGGCCAGTAGGGCGTTCAGGTCAGCGACGGCACCCGCTACGTCAGTCGCCGTCGAATCCGCGACCGCCGACGCGCTGCCGGACAGCAGCCCGGCGTGGGTGTGGTTGCCCAGCGACACCGTCGACGCAGTGGTGCCCGTAGGAATACGGGCGATCGCCAGCGCCCCCGACGCCACATCCGCAGCGGCGTGCGTGTGCGTCGCCGCAGCAGCACCAGCGGCCGTGCGTACCGCCGTCGCGTCCGCAGCGGTCACCACAGACCGGCCCACCGCAGTGGAGTCCGAGATCTGAGTGGACGCGTGCGTGTGAGCAGCAGGCGGGAAGGACGCGGGCTTGCCTGTGACGCCCTCCCACGTGACCGCTACCCCACCACCCTCGATCTGAGCGAGAAGCGTCTGAAGGTCAGTGGTCGTCTCGTCGGGGAGAGTGACGGTGATGGACTCGGCGCGCAAGGCATTGCGCCACGGGTCACGCGCCATCGTCACCTCCCGTGGCAAGAGCGATCAGATCGTCCTTCTTCAGGTCAGCAGCCTCAGCCTCGGACAGGTCGGTGGTGGCGGCGATGTACGCCACCCACGCCTCCTTGGGATCGGCCTGCTTGGGCTTGGCCAGAGGCTCGTCCTGGCCCTCTTCGGCCCGCTGGGGCTCGTCCGCCTGCTCGACCTTCTCGACCTTGTAGCCGCGCCGGCGGAAGTACGCCAGCGCAGCCCGGCTGTCAGAGCTGTCCACCGTCGCGACGCCCTTGGAGAAGGACACCTCCGCGACCTGCCCGGAGAAGCCCTCGTCGGGCGCGGTCACCTTGAACTCGCTCATGGTCAGGCCCCCGTCACCTTCACGTTGCGCATGACACCGCACGACTTGACGTTGCGGAGCACCGCGGCGACGGGACCCATCTCGATCTCGCCCTTCTTCACCGCTCCGGGCAGGTGGAACGGCGGCATGTAGGTGCTGACGAGGCCGCGCCCCGCCACGGACGCACCATGGAAGCTGTCGAGCCCGAAGCTGACCGCGTACAGGTCCGTCAGGCCAGTCACCGCCGGGGTGGTGCCGCCGTCGTCGTCGGCGTCACGCGACTCGATCGGGATGATCGGCGCGGTCCCGGTCATGTTGTCGCCGATGTTCACGAGCGTCCACGGCCCGTACATCTCGACCTGACGGCCGAGATCGTCACGGGACTGGGTGTACATGCCCGCCCACCGGGCCAGCGCCCGCACACGGGTGATGGAGGTGGTGTTGCCAAGGATCGCCTTCTGCCCCGGGGGCAGAGCACCCGGGGCTCCGAGGTCGCCGCCGCCCGTGGTGGAGGGGACGATGCGGGACAGGAAGTCGTCCAGCCGGTCCAGGGCCGCCATCGCGAGCGCCTGCGTGTTGATGGTGCCCGGGGTCCAGTCCACGAAGCCGCCGGTCTCACCCTCGACGGTCGGGTTGTACTCGGTGGTGGACCCGACGAGGAGCTTGTCGAGGCCATCGAAGCCGAGAGCGTCCGAGGCGGTGTCGCCGTTGATGAGCTCCTGCTGGAACTTCGCGCGGACACCCGTCAGCAGCTGCTGCATCTGGAAGGTCAGCTCATTGGTGGACGCCTGCCCGAGCTCCGCGAGCACACGGTCGATCTCGAAGCTGCCACCGAGCGGCTTCAGCTCGACGGTCTCGCGCTCACGAGTCGCCTCGGTGGGCGTGTACTCGGAGTTGTACGCACGGAACGCCGCGCCGCGAGGGGCGAGGAGTCGCGTGTACCCGTACACGAGGGAGCCGCCGCCCGTGCCCGGGGTGACCGTGTCGTCGAAGACGATCTGGTCGAGCAGCCACGAGTACCTGCGGAGGTTGTCGATGACGGCATAC